TTTCTTCGGAAGAAATAAGGATAACTTCGGAAGAAATGCCCTTTTCTTACGAAGAAATAGCTATAAATGGGTAAGGAATTACGGTTTTTGCCAATTAAAAAGGCGATGCCCGGAATGTTCAGGCACCGCCCCTGATTATGAGTACAAAATGAAAAAGAAATCCGTGTATGCTACCCTACAATCGTAATGTTCTTTCCTCCCTCCTGTGCGAGCAATTTAAGTTCGTTGTCGGTAAAGATACCGTTCCGGCATTCGACTGTCAGCATCACATCCTTACGTGCCGCTTCTCTTGCTAAAATGCGAAGTTGGTTAAGTGAAAGGTTCTTTGCGCTTACCCACGCATTTGCTCCCTGCTGAAGAATTGTCATCACACTGTTGTATTCCATTGTTATGTGTATTAAGTGAATAATTATTATCTAAAAGTAGACGGAAGTAGATTATTCGTCCTCGCCTGACAGCTGGCGCAGCTTGTCCTCGATGGTGATGCGTGTCGTGATGGTTGCGTCCATGTCAACGGACTTGAGTTCGGGCATGTGGTATTTGAGCAGACGGATTTCTGCGTTCACCCTGTCGGCAGGGTCAAGCAGCCTCAAGTCGCGCTCGAAGTCGCTCACTCCCCCGTCGTTCCTGGGATTGGGCGAGAAATAGTCCATAGAATGTGCCTTTATGATTTCGCGGCCCGGCTTTGGTTTGTTTGGCACGCCCTTTACTCTTCCTCCTGTTTTCTTTCCTTTCATATTACGTGCGTAAAAAGTTAAACTTCAAGTGCAAAGATAACGGTTTAACTTCGCCACAAAATGATAAGTTTTAACAGATATGGGACTAATAGGCAGTGCAATAGGAGCCGTCGGCAGTATCTTCGGCGGCATATCCGCATCAAAGGCGATGAAGAAAGCGAAACAGAACGTACAGCAACAGATACAGAAAAACCAAGACTGGTATGACCGCCGTTACAACGAGGATGCGACACAGCGGGCTGACGCGCAGCGCATACTGACCATGACCGAGGAGAGTATCAAGAACCGCAACCGTCAGGCGGCGGGCACGCAGGCTGTCATGGGCGGTACGGAGGAAAGCACGGCAGCAGCCAAAGCCGCGAATAATCAAGCATTGGCGGACGCTACGGCGCAGATTGCCGTAAACGGAGAACAGCGGAAAGACCAAATCGAACAACAGTACCTGCAAAGGGACGCAGATCTGCAAAACCAGTTGCAGCAGCTCGAAATCGGAAAGGCTAACGCCATATCGGGAGCCGTACAGGGAGTGACGCAGGCAGCGTCGAATATGCCATTCTAACACTCTTATGCCTATGTCAACAACATTGAACAACATATTGGGTGTAAGTGGAAAGCCAACAGCACCCTATACACCACCGGGCATAGATAGTTCATTGCCCGGCGCGGCTGGCACGCAACCCCGGCAAAGCACAACAGACACACCACCGGCCAAGCCTGAAGCACCTACGCCACAAGAGGCAAGCGCAGCTTTGAAAGAGGCAACGCCGCAGGTAACGGACGTTGAAAAAACGCCAATTGAAGTGAAGCCGCAACGGGTAAGCTACGAAGAAATGTTCAGGCTACTCAACCCGTACAAACCACCCACGCAGGAAGAATTGGAGAAAGAACGCAAGAAACAACGCAGGGAGCAGATATTCGCCGCCATAGGAGACGGCATATCGGCACTCTCCAACCTTTTCTTCACGACGCAGTATGCACCGAATATGTACAGACCGACTGAAACGCAGTCGGAGAAAACAAAGAAACGCTGGGACAAGCTGGCCGCAGAGCGCAACGCCAACATGACGGCGTACATCAACGGGCTGATGCGTGCCCGGCAAGCCGATGACACATACAACGACAACGAACGTGCATGGCAACGTCAACTCGGACTTGACAAAATCAAGCAGGAACGCGACAAGGCAGCGGACGCACGTGCCGAAGCTAAGGAAAAACGCGATGCGGAAATGCACGACCTTAACAAACAGCTTCGGAACAATCAGATTACACAGGCTGAATACGAAGCAAAGAAAGCAGAAGTGGAAGCGAGGTATGCACCACAGCTCGTACAGAGCAAGATTAACCGCAACAAGGCAGCCGCAGGAGCTTCGAACGCATCGGCAAGTGCGTCGAGGGCACGCGCACGCTACTATGACCGTGGCGGTTCAGGCGGAAGCAAGAGCAAGGACTTGCAGGATGCCTACGACTACTGGATGAGCCTTACTGACGAGCAAAAGAACCAGTACAGGGATTGGAACAAGCGTGTGAAGAAATACAACTCCGTGTACAACAGAGATACGAAGAAGAGAGAACAGATACCTGTGTACATGGATGACGACGACAATTTCATCCAAATGGTATGGAAGCAACGCCAAGGCTGGCTGAATAATCCTAAAAACAGAACCATGCCGGGCGTGAGCGACAACAAAATGCCGGGCGTAAAATAACATAAGAACAGACTGATATGCCAAAAGATAACGAAAGTACAAAATGGCTGTATGAACAGCTAAAAAAGAAAGGATATAATGTAGGCAAGGATGCGGCAGAGTTCGACAACCTCATGCGTACAAACAAGTCTTCACGTGAATGGGCGTACAAGACTGCGAGGTCAAACGGCTTGAATGTTGGAAAAGACCAGTCTGAATTTGATAATCTTGTTGCTCCTAAAACACCTGCAAGCACAGGAAACCATGCGCAGCAAGTAGTCGACGAATACGACGCATCCTCACGGCAGAGCGGCAGCACGACAAAGCCGACACAGAACACACAGAACACACAGGGAGCGAAGCCGCAGAAGCCGTGGAAGCCGACCATGCAGGAAACACTGCGCATGAACGCGAACTTGTACAATATAGGCAGGTCAGCACAGCAGACAATGGACGACTTCAATGAACGCATGGACAACCTGCAAGAGTATGGCAGGAGCTTCGCCGGTGGACACACCGCATCGGGAGGCTTGCGCTTCAATCCACAGAGCAAGAAAATGGAGCGTACCTACCTCACGCCTACGGGCGAACGCACATTCAACAAGGCTGCGGCCGATGCAGTGAGCCGGGAATACCGCGACGCTGTGGACATGACCGTTGGCGGACAGATACGCAGGGCGCAGAACCGATTGCAGGAGCTGAAAGACAAGGCGGCAGCAAGAGTGCAGGAGCTTCACGATAAATGGAAGCAGGACTACGAGAACAATGACGCGCCGCTTGCCGCCGTGCTTGCGGCTGACACCTACGTGCCGTCCATACAGAGCGACCAGACATACAGGGCACTGCAAGCCGCCATACGACAAACCGAGGAACAAATAAAGACCCTCGGCGAGCAGCAAGACCGAGACAACGGTGTGGATGTAGGCTTTTGGCGTGGCTTCGGGCGTGTGGCAGGAGACATCCGCACGTGGGACTTCGGCATTGGCGACATGATGGACGCCATGACCATGATGAATGCAGCCGACCCGAAACGTCCGCAGACGGAACAGGAAAAAGCCGCCAATCAGGAAATGATGCGTGCGATACACGAGAACCAGCAGACTGAGGCCATGTATGGAGGAAACGCCAGCTTTTGGAACAGAGCAGGCATGATGACCGGCTACATGCCCTCGTTCATGCTCGACTTCGCCATGACCGGCGGAGGTTTTGACGCTATCAACGTGGCTACAAAGGCCGCAGGGAAAGCAGCCACCAAAGCGTTGGGCAAGGAAGCTGTGGAGCAAATGGCCCGGCAAGGCTTCAAGACCTACGTCAAGAACAACGGACTGCGAGGACTTGGGCAGGAAGCAGCAAACTGGACAATAAAGGCACTCGGCACGACGGCTGACGAGCTGTTGATACGTGCCCCGCTGATGACTAATACTGTACAGGGCATGGATACCGCCGCCGACATCATAGACCGCAAGCTCGGTGATGTGACGGTGGATGAGAACGGCAACTACGACTTCTCCAATGACAAGACTTGGGGTAGCGCAGTTTGGCAGGGTGAGGCGAACTCAATCGTTGAGAACTACTCCGAGATGTTCGGCACGCACTTGCCTGAATTTGCCTCGACGAAGAATTTGGGCAGACTTGCCAATGTCATAGGCGCAAAGCGTCTTGGCGGAGTGTTGGCTAAGGCCGATGCAGGAGCTTTGGGCGGAATAACCGACGGTACACGCAGGATATTCCAACAGATGGGTGTGAGCGACTATTTGGGTGAGGTTTCCGAGGAATACTACGGCCAGTTGTGGCGCACCATGCTCAACCTTGACGATGCATACCGGCAGAACCCTGACGGCACACGCACCAACCTGTTTGCTACCGGGCAGTTCCACGGCGACATTTGGGGCGGAATGGCGTTGTCAATGGGACTGATGGGTGCAGGAAAGACAACCATGAGTGCAGCGAATTACCTATCCATGAAGCATGATGTGAATAAGGCGGACGCAAGGGCGAGCGAATTACTCACTCCTGAAGTATGGGAGCCTCTGCGCAGCACCATTGACATGGCCACGAATGACAATGTGGGCGATGTGGCGGAAGTGATTGTGAACGACCGGGACATGACGGACGAGGAAAAAGCCGCCGTAATGAACTACATGGAGCGTTCACTGTACCTGCGCGGAGTAAACCTTGCCGAGCTTGTGAAATCACGCGGAGGCGAGCAGGACGAAAATGCACAGCGTGCCAACGACAGCTACATGGACGGCTACAATGCCCGGAGTGATGAAGAAATGCAGGACGCACGAAACATGTACGAACTGCAACGTCAGAAAGCTGAACAGACACTGTCACCCGAACAGCTCGAAGAGATAGACAACGACCCGATAGTCGCATTGCACAGCCTTGGTGGCGATGAAACCGTGAACCGTACCGTGATTGACTACATCAACGCCAAGCAGGTGTACGACGGCATGATACAGCGCGTGCGCGACGACATAGACGGACGTATCGACCAAAGTAACACGATGATTGACAGCCGTGTGAACCGCGCGACGGGCATGATACAGGGAGCTACGCTGAAAGTGCAGGATGACGAGGGCAACGACCGCCGCGTGTACGTGCTGGACGGAAACCTTGCTACCTACGAGGATGGCACAGGCATAGACAAAGAGAAGTCTGACGGCAGCATTATCATCCGTGATGCGGAGACCGGTGCCGTAGAAATGGTGTCGCCCGATGCCATATTCAGCGTTGAGCAGCCTGTCGACCCTGAAACGGAGAAGCAAACGGCAGCGGAAGCCATACGGCAGCAGTTCGCGCAGGAAGTAGCCAACAGGATAGACGGCACAGTGGCATTCCAGCCCGGCGACACCTATACCGTGACGGACGAAAGCGGACAGGCGGCACAAATACAAATTGTGCCCAATGCAGACGGGCTTGTGGATAACGGCGACGGGACGGTTAATGTAAGCTCTGACGGCGGGCAGACCGTTGTACCCATGCGCAAGGAGGATATTCAGGCAATGGTGGACGCTACGAACCGTGCGCGAGTAGCACAGATTGAGCAGCAGCGCGAAGCCATGCAGCAGCCACAGGTGCAAGAACAGCCGACATACAGCCTGAACGATGAAGTCACCCTGTTGGACGAGAACGGGAACGAAGTCCGCGGAAGTATTACGGCAGACGTGAACGAGGACGGACAGTACGAGGTTTACACCGAAAACCCGATAAACGGACGGAAGGTAAACCTTTTCACGGCTGAAGAATTGGACCGTCTGCAAGCCAATCCTGCGGAAAATTCTCGGCAAAACGGCGGAATTTCCACGGAAAATGGCGGAAATCCTGCGGAAAATTCTCGGCATGAGAATGTCGCCATCGTAAACCAAGAGGCCGTGAACAATGCCACTGTGGATGACCTTATGAAAACTAACAGAGGCTATGTTGAAGGGTATTATAATGAGCATCCCGAAAAAGTTGCTGAAGCATTAGCCGCACCTGCACAAGCAACCGCAGACTACATCAACGGAAAACTGACTGACAGAGATTATCTAATTGCACTCAATTATTCTACTGGCGAAAACTCATGGCTCGACGGTTCGACAACCGAAGAGGAAATAGAACGTGAGGCTGCAATGAATAGGGAAAAATACTTGCCTTACGTTTCCATGCCACAAGTTCGGCAGGAGCAACCGGCACAACAGCCGGTACAGACAGAACAGCCCGGGCAAAGTGCAATGGAACGCATACCCAAAGACGAACAGGGGCAACCCGTTTACGAACAGGCAGACCCGGATACGGCTTGGGACGCTATCGTTGAACAGGCAGAGGGCGACGAGTCTATGGCACAGAGCGTGGCTGACAGCATGGTGGCCGACAAGGAAGCCGAGCTGAAAAAAGTAGAGAAAACAAAACCAAAAGGAGGCACGACCATTGCCGAGAAGATTGCAGCCGAGCGTGAACGTAAGAATGCCGTAGAACAGGCGAAAGCCAATCTTGCCTTGTGGCAGAGGATTGCACAAACCTCACAACGCAGACGGCAGGCAGCTATGGCAGAACAGTCGCGGCAAGCAGAGGAAGCTGCACGGTTGCGCCGTGAGCAGGAAGAAAGAGAACGTGTCGATCGTGAGGAAGCCGAGCGCATACGCAGGGAAGCATTAAACGGTGTGCTCGACATCATAGACGATACACCGCAGGACGCACGCGCAAGAGGCTACCGCAGGGTGAATGGTGAAAAGGTTGACCGCCAAGTGCCGTTGGCCGCACGTCAGGGCAAGGAGGTGCAGGTGAAGTTCGACGACAAGAACATCCCCACCGGACACCTGGCATTGATAGAAGCCGGACAGTTGCAGCCGAGCCATATAAACGGACGGAGAAACCCATTCCACTTCATTGACGAGGCGCAGCCCAAGGAACGCAACGACGAGGCAAGCGTAATGTCGGCACGCAAGATTGCCGCAAACATCCGCCCGGAAGAAATCACCTCATCGGTAACGGCCTACACAGGCGCACCTACGGTAAACACACGTGGAGAGGTGATACAGGGCAACAACCGGAGCGCAGCACTTCGCGAGATGTGGACAGGACAGCCCGAACAGGCGGCTGTCTATAAGCAGTACCTGACAGAACACGCCGCAGACTTCGGGCTGGCACCCGAAGATGTGGAGGCCATGCAGCAGCCTGTGCTGGTGAATATGGTAGACGTACCTGACGATGAAGCCATCAGCCTTGGACAGTTCGTTGCGCAGGACACCGAGAGCGGTGGAACAGAGCGCATCAAGCCGAAAAACATCGTTCAGAAAATGGGCGATGATATGAAAGGCTTTGCCGGACGGTTGCTTGCCTCGCCCGATGAGGAAATGACATTCTCTGAATTGGTGGACCGCAATGGCATGGACGTATTGAAGTGGATGCAGGCAAAGAATTACATCACCCCAACACAGTACCGTAGCGCGTTCGACAGCAAAGGCAATCTTACCGGCGAGGCCAAGAATGACCTTAAAGGCATAATGTATCAGAGTATTTTCCAAAATGGAAACACCCATTTGGAGGAAATGTTCGGCGCATTGCCTGCAAAGGCGCAGAAAGCGATACTGGCTACGGCGTACAGGGACTATGACAGCCCGAACTCTGAGCGCATGAACGCCGAACTGCAAGCTTCGATAAACGCATACTACGCCTTGTCGCAAATGCCCGACTTTGCAAATGCCAAGAACTACAAGGAGGCACGCAAGGCGGCAGAGGCATGGAAAAGGCAACTGTCTTTTGACGATGTTACCGGCGAAAGCTATCTTCCTTCAGAAAGATACAGTAACTTTGCGCTGTTGTTGGCCACAATGTACAAAGGGCAGACGCAAGTATTCATACAGAATACACTGAAAAACATCTTTGACCTTGTACAAGGCACGAAAGAGGCTACCCTTTTTGAAGAGCCTGACAACACGCCGCGCACACTGGTGGAAGCCGTGAACGAAACGATGAACGGCCTTAGTGACGAATTATTGTTAAACGAGAATTTTATATACAATGGACAACGGAGAAATAATGTATTGGCTGGCGGTAGTGCAGCAGGCCAACAAGGGAGACAAGGAAGCACACGAGATGATCCGTCAGGAGGACGAACTGAGGGCGGAACAGGGATTGCCGCCGATAATAGAGGAACTGAAGGCGGTGTCGGGAAGGAAGAAGTAGAGCGACGAGAAGCAGAATTGGCCTCTCGTGTGCAGGTAAATGACGATGACTGGCAAGAGGGAAACGGCGAAAGTCCGACCTATAAGCGGAGTATCATCATTGACGGTACACACACTGCCACGCAGATAGATGAGCCTGACGAGAACGGACATTATACCGGCTCCTATTTCGAGTTCGACAACAAACGGTTTGGCGACATTGCCGAGATTGTCGATTACATAGACAACGGTAATACTCTTGCCTCGAAAATTGCACAAGCAGAGGCGGAAACCGACCAAAACCCAACAGAAGCACAGAAAGAAGCCGGGAACTACAAGAAAGGCCATGTGCGCATCGGTCAGTTCAACATCACAGTCGAGAACCCGAAAGGAAGTATGCGTCGCGGCACGGATGCAAACGGCAATCCGTGGGAAACTACCATGCAGAACACCTACGGTTACATCCGTGGTACAGAGGGCGTGGACGGCGACCATATCGACGTGTTCCTGACTAACGACATAGACGGATGGAACGGACGCAGGGTGTATGTGGTGGACCAGTACAACGAAGACGGCACGTTTGACGAACACAAGGTAATGCTCGGCTTCAACGATGAGGACGACGCACGCAATGCCTACTTCGCCAATTACAGCGATGATTGGGCTGACAAGCGTAAGATTGTCATGACCTCCACGAACTTGGAGGACTTCGAGAAGTGGATAGACAGCAGCCACCGGAAGACAAAGCCGTTTGCGGAGTACAGGAGCGTGAATGCGGAACAATCGAAATCCATCAGTCCTGCGGACAGAATAGCCGAGATAGACACTCAAATGGCCGACTTGAAGAAACAGGCGGATGAAGCACACGGGCGCAGCGACCTCTTCGAGGAGGCACGCATTATCAGTGAAAGCAATGAACTGTATGCAGAACGCCGCCGACTGGTGCAGGAAATGCAACTGTCGCAAGCAGAGGAAGAAAGCAATGAACAGCCGCAGGAGCAGACAGATGACCGATACACCGTAGAACAACGCTACCACAAGAAGAAAGACACGTACATCTATGCCGTGAAGTTTACGGAACAAATGCCACGTGAGCAATTCTTGTCGTTGAAAAAGCGCGTCAAGGACTTTGGCGGCTACTATTCCTCATACGGTAAAGGCGGCTTCATCTTTGAGACGGAAGAAGCCGGACGGAAGTTTGCCGAGGCTGTGCTTGACCCCAGCGGCGAGAAGCTGGACGACAACAAGCCATTGTCGCTGTCAGATATGCAGCAGAGCAGTGAGCCGGTGATGCGTCAGGTTGACGTTGAGGGATTGATGCAGGCTATCAGTCAAAACGGAGAAGCCAAGTTGAGCGACCATTTTGTTGTGGGCCGTCCCGGACTTACTGAAAAGGCAACGAGCCGGCAATCAGATAACACGGCGCAGGAAACAGGACAACAGCCCCAACAATCGGACGACAACGGTTACGGAGCGAACAACAAGCTCGTGAGCCGCGACAGGTACGAGGAGCTGAAAAAGCGTATGCGTCAGAAATTAGGCGGTCAGCTCAACATGGGCATTGACCCCGAAATACTGGCAATCGGCACGGAAATGGCAGCGTACCATATTGAGGCCGGTGCCCGTAAGTTTGCCGACTATGCCCGGCACATGATAGACGACCTTGGCGACGCTATCCGTCCCTACCTCAAATCATTCTACAACGGAGTAAGAGACCTTCCCGAAGTGCAGGAAGCCGGATATGTGGACGAGATGACACCCTACGATGAAGTGCGCACGTTTGACGTGGCCAACTTCGACAAGGGACAAGGCAACGCAATGGCTACGGCTGAAATGGTGGTAGCCGAGCAGGAAGCCAACAGGCAGGCCGATGCAGCCAAAGAACAACTGACCAATCAACGTAACGAACAAAGGAGACAAGAAGATGAACAAAGAACAGCAGATACAGAAGCTGTTGCAGACGAAGCAGAGACTACTGCAAGTGAAGCAGAAAGCCGCATCGAAGCTGCAACAGATGAAAAAGAAGTAAACGAAGCCGTCAGAAAGGTTGACGAGCAGTTAGACAAGGTGAACAGGCAGCTCGCCCTGTTAGGCTATTATGAGGCTGAACCGGTGGAGAGCGACTTCAACGAGGCATACGGATACATGCGCAATGCCGAGAAGAAAGCCGTCAAGGACGCGAACAACCTTGCCAACCGCCTTGTCAAAGACATCGGCATTGACCCGAAAACCATCGTTGACAAGACAGGGAAACGTCGCAGGAGCATTGCAACAGCTAACATTGCGCCCATCGGTGGAGACATCAGCATACATCTTCCGCTCGGTGAGAAGCGCGAGTTGTACATCAGCATACAGTTGGATAATCAGGACGGCGACAACTTGAAAGTTACAGGCGGTATGCTGCGCATAGAGAACCCGAACCCTGAACGCGGCGAGGAAAGATACTTATCGTTCAACAATTTCTTTGCGGAGGATGAGACTTACCCGTCATTGCTTCGTATGGTTCAACAACTCGTGAAGCGTTATGCTCCCGACTTTGTGCCAGTAAGCAACGCACAGCAGGAAGCCTCTACAAAGAGTGGGAAGAAGTCGGCCAAGCGTCAGAAGAAACAGGACGAGTCGAAGATTGCAGACCTTTTCAGTGGGCAAGAGGAAACTGTGTCTGAAAACCAAGAGGATATGCCTTTCAAGAAAGGCGACAACGTGATTTATAACGGCAAACCTGCCACAGTTTACGACATTGAGAAAAACGGAGGGCTTGTGCTTGATACCGGGCTGGCACCGGTTCTTTATGAAAGTGCCGACCCGAAAGAGGTAAAACCTGCAAATACAGCAACTCATAATGCAGAAAATACGGAAATAAACCGTATATTTGCTAATGCAGTCAAAACCGATATGCTTGCCGCCCTTGACAGCGGAACAAAACCGTACAGAAGCATACTTGACTTGCGCAAGCGTGCAGCAGGTTTGGGCATGGAGGTTGATAATGACGGCAGAACAGACATATTGCTGCAAGAGCTTGTTGAGGACGGACTGGTAAGGGCGGCACGTGAGGTTGTCAACAAACACGGACGAGACAGAAGAGAGTCGTATGACCTGATATGCAAACTCTACGATATGCAGCCGACAATCGCCGCACGAAGCAGCAACCGTATAAAGATGCAGCAATACTCCACCCCATTGCCAATGGCATGGAACGCGGCGCATTTTGCAATGAGCGGCAAGAAAAACGGTAAGGTATTGGAGCCGACAGCCGGTAACGGTATGCTTGTTTTTGCCGTTCCAGCCAATCAGGTACACGCCAACGAGCTTGATGAAACACGTTTGGACAATCTTCGCGAGCAAGGCTTTGCAGAAGTTACGCAACAGGATGCAGTCGAACCGTTTGAGGGCGGCAAGCAATATGACGTGGTGATAGCCAATCCACCTTTCGGTAAACGTGAGGCTGTAAACTACGACGGCAAGCTGATACCCGGTCTTGACCCACAGATTACCTTGAACGCTCTTGCCAGCATGAAAGACGACGGCAAGGCGGCTATCATAATCGGTGGAAACATGGAGTATGGAAGCAATGGCGGATTGAAAAGCATGAAGCCGTTTTTCACATATCTTTATGACCACTACAACGTAAAAGGCGTTGTGGATATGGACGGCAAGCTGTATGCCAAGCAGGGCACAACCTATCCGACACGGATGATATTGATAGACGGGCGCAGAAGCGACGAGGAACGTGCCCAAACAGCAGTTTATCCGCCAGTCGAAAGCAAAGCTATACGCAGGGCAGAAAGTTTTGATGACCTGTACGAGATAGTAAACGAAGTATTAAATTCAAAAGAAAAGACCAATGGCACAGAAATACTACGCAGCAAACAAGGGCAGCTTGCACCTGTCAATAACAGACCATCCCGGAAAACTGACGGAGAGCGACATTCTGAACAACCTCGAAAGAATGATACAGGCAGACGAGGAAATACCCCCGAAAGAAGCCCAGAGCAGAGCGAGAATGTTTTACGAGGAAAACATCGAGAGAATACTGGAAATGGTGAAGCTGCAAGCACCTCTAATGGAAGTGAGCAAGGAGGAAGCCGAAGAAGCTATGAGCCTGACGTTCAGCGAGTGGGAACAGAGCGAGTTTCCACGAACAGAGTGGGATTAAATACCGAACAGAAGAAACGCACTCTCACCGAAGAAAAACTGCCATACCGTCCACATAACACCGCTTTCAGCCTGAACAGTGTAGCTCCGGCTGCAATGGTGGAAGCAATGGATAATATCCTTACACAGATAGAGGCTGAAAACGGCAGTATTGACGAATACATAAGAAAAGAACTTGGTTATGACACGATAGAAGAAGCGCATCACGCCCTCGCCGCTGAACAAATGGATAGCGTTGCTATGGCTATCTATCAGATGAAGAAAGGGCAAGCACTTATTATCGGAGACCAAACAGGCGTGGGTAAGGGCCGCCAAATGGCAGCACTTATTCGCTGGGCAGTTATGCGCGGTGAAAAACCTGTATTCATCACCCAAAAAGCGGATTTATTCTCGGACATCTATCGTGATTTGGTAGATATAGGCAGCGGAGACCTTGTGCCATTCATATTCAATTCAGACGGCGCAATGGTTGACAGCAACGGAAACGTAGTACACAAGCCGTTGTCATCCTCACAAATGGCGAAAGTGTTTGCATCAGGTCAGTTGCCGGAAGACTGCGATTTTGCAGTGCTTACCTATTCACAGGTAAATACAGGTGATGCAATTAGCCAAAAAGAGTTAGAAGAAGCTGCAAAGAAACACGGTGGCCGCGTAAAGAAAAGCAAGGCTTCAAAGGATGGGAAAGCCACACCCAAAGCAACATTCCTGCGTTCGATAGCAGAGGACAATTACCTTTTCCTCGATGAGAGCCATACAGCAGCAGGAACGAGCAATACAGGTGCATACTTGCAAAGCATTCTCCGCACTGCAAAAGCAGCTACCTTTGCAAGTGCCACTTTTGCCAAGCGTCCCGACACAATGCCGCTCTATGCAATCCGAACAGCCATGAGCCAAGCAAAGGTTGAGCCGGACAAGATGATTAGCATCATTGAGAAAGGCGGTGTAACCTTACAGGAGATTATGAGCCGTGAACTTACCAATGCCGGGCAAATGGTACGCCGTGAACGAGACATGAGCGACGTTAAAACCGACTGGAAAACGATTGATGACCCTGCAACGGTAAAGCGTGCGCGTGAGAACTACGACCGCACCATTGCCGCCTTTAATGCCATTATCAAATTCCAAGATGACTACGTTAAGCCGAAAATTGACGAGCTTGACAAGGAACTTGCCATAACAGCCGAAAGTGCAGGTATAAAGAGAGGTGCGGACAAAATGGGCGTTGAGAACGTTCCTTTTGCGAGCAAGACCTACAATTATACCAAACAACTCATGCTGGCCTTGAAAGTAGACGCAATCGCCGACGAAGTAGACGCTGAAATCAAGGCTGGGAGACACCCTGTCATTGCTTTGGAAAGTACGATGGAAAGCACTATCAAGGACTATGCGGCAGGTGACATTATTGAAGAGCCAACATTCAGTGCAAGTCTGTTAAAAGGACTTGACACGGTTATGCAGTACACTGTAAAGGACGAGAACGGCAAGGAAACTCATGCTTATTATTCGCCCCATCAATTAGGCGAAGCCGGCGAAAAAGCCTATTATGAGTTGCAGGACTTCATCCACAAGAGTACAAGTGACATTTTCATCAGTCCGCTTGACGCTATCATTGAACGCCTGCACAAGAAAGGCTATAAAGTCGGTGAGCTTACCGGACGAAATATGTACGTTGAACGCAACGATAAAGGGCAAGTTGTCGTAAAGCGCAGGACAGACAAGGACAAAAAGAAGATGCAGAGAGAGTTTAACAACGGAACTCTTGACGTGCTTATCCTCAATAAATCAGCCTCGACCGGCATCAGCCTTCACGCCTCGGAGAAATTCAGCGACCAACGCCAGCGTACAATGATTATCGCCCAGCCGTTGAGCGACATCAACGACTACATGCAGATGATTGGACGTATTGACCGTACCGGGCAAGTACACAGAGGATATTACATCAACCTCGGTTTGCCTGTTCCAGCAGAGAACCGTTTTTTGATGATGCTCTCGACTAAGCTGAAATCGTTGAACGCTAACACGACTACATCGCAAGACAGCAAAAGCAATGAGGTGGAAGCACCTGACTTGCTGAACAAATACGGCAGTCAGGTAGTTGTCGAGTATCTTCGTGACAATCCTGAAATTTATGAAAAGATGGGCTGTCCGTTGAAGAAAGGCGGTCTTGGCGGTGGCCGTGTGCAGACCAAAGAGCTTGACGAATACAAGCCACAGGAAGACGACGCACGAAAGATTACCGGCTATGTAGCCTTACTTACGACAAAAGAACAGGAAGAATTTTACGATGATGTTGTAAGACGCTATAACGAGCTGATAAAGTATTTGGACGATACCGGCAGCAACGATTTGAAGATTACCGTCATGCCTTTGCGTGCCAAGACTTTGGAAAAACGAATATCGTCGGAGGGTATAGACCCCAATGGGAAAAATCCGTTTGCTCAAAACGCGTACGTTGAAAAGGTGGAAATGGATGTATTGAGAAAGCCGATGAAAGCCGATGAGATAAGGAAAACCATTGAGCAAATCAATGGTAAACATCCTGAAATACATCTGCAAAGTATTGTTGAAACTATCCAAAAGGAACATAACGATAAGATAGCGGCAGAAGAACAGCGTTACGAAAACGCCAAGAATAAAGCCGTTGACAGCATTGCAAAGCAGACGGAGAAAATCAATCGCCAGCAAAAGAGAACGGCAGAAGAAAAGCGAGAAGCCATTGCATCTATTACGCAGGAGATAAACGAAAACGTGGAGGAAAGGCACAATGAGAACCTCAGACGATTGGAAACAAACAAAGACCAGTTGATAAGACAACTAAGGATGTTTTCAACAAGTTCATCGTATCTTGTTCCCGACAACCTCGAAACAATGATGTTCGACTTTGCAGCACCCGCAATCTTCTGTGGCTACAAGGCTAAAGACAAAAAGATAACCGCATCTACCACCCTTGCCGTTTTCGCTACTCTTGACAGTCGTAGACGCATAGAAGTCAAATTGTCGGACACACCCGCATTGCAGAGCATTTACAAGATGACAAATGACAACTGGGATGCGGCACGTTCCATAACGCTTGACAACTGGGATAGCCAAATACCGAATGAGACACGCAAGCAAGGCTATATCCTTACAGGAAACATCCTGCAAGCGATTGCAGACACGCAGGACGAACGCGGAAGTTATCCGGGGCAGTTGATAAGCTACACCGACATTGACGGTAACATACATAACGGCATACTGATGCCTGACAAATGGAACACATCTATGTTGAAAAGTGCCGGTGCGCCTTTAAGTGCCCGAATGGAACAGATTAGACAGTATAAGCCTATCGTAAGCCTTGACGGAAAAGTGTCATTGGTTGGTAGTGAATGGGCACAGATGTACTATTTGACCGTTCCTAAGACGAAAAAAGACGGTGCTGTTTATTATGAGAATGAAACATTACTCAATGCCGCAAACGGTATATTCTATCCGTTCCACGGTGAATTGCGTGCTGACATACCGGCTAAAAATATCGGGGAAGTTGTAAGAGAACTTACCAAACTCGGCGTAAAAGTCAAAGAAAGCAATGATGTTGTTGCAGATGACATCAGTATCAACGAGGAAGAAGCCAACGACCTGTACCGTATTGTTGATGATGAGAACGAGATTGAAAGGTTAAACAGCGAACCGACGATAAAGGTTTACCGGGCCATGTCGTTGGTGGACGGCAAGCTGTATCCTCCCATGTCGAAGAAAATCGGCACCGGCAGCAACCGCATAAGCCAAGCCCCATCAGAGTTCGGACAGTGGGAAGTTTCGGACGAACGTCCGCAGTTGGTAGAAAAAGAGGGAACGCACAAGAACCATATCTACATTGTCAAAGACAACGGAAAAGGCTTGTGGGTTGCATACAATCCCTACTTCCACACTTCGCGCAATCCGCTCAATGACCAGTTCGCCGAAGCCTACAAACGTCCCAACCTTGTAACGGTTGAGGTGGAAGTGCCCGAAAGCGAGCTTACCAGCGGCTATCAGGCAGAGGGAGCGAAAGACCCTGTTGGCGAAACAAAATGGAACGCAGGGCCGGTTAACCGACAGCTTAGCGGCGACAAAAAGCGCAAAGTTATTCTCTCGCGCTGGATGCGCCCTGTACGCATCGTTCCCGACAGTGAGGTGGCGCAGCGCATCGCCGAACTTATCGAAGGAGAGAATGTTGCCATACCTGACAATACAGTTACTCCGTCATTGCTTGAAGAATTGAAGAAGCTCGGTGTAAAAATTGTGGACGGTATAAACAAAGGGCGCAAGAAAGCCTCCGCCATGATGAGAGGCGGAAACGGCACACTGACCGACGACGAGTTGAGCTATGAGAATGACCCGGTAGCGAAGATGACAGGACGTTCTCCACGCACGGCGGCACAGCGCAGGGCATTTGCCGAGCGCGAACGGCAGCGCATGGTGCAGCGCGTTCAGGAGCTTGCCAAGAAGTTGCACCTTGACAACGTGGACATCGTAACCGATGTAAGCACTTTGCAAGGCAGACGGGCAAAAGCCAAAGGCTTCTATTCACGCAGCACAGAACGCATCACGATAGTGATACCTAACCATGCGAGTGTGTACGACGCAGAACAAACCCTGCTCCATGAAGCCGTGGCACACTACGGACTGCGCGAACTGTTCGGTGAACACTTTGATACGTTCCTCGACAACGTTTTCCAAAGTGCGGACGAGAATGTGCGCCGGCATATCGTAGAACTTGCCGAAAAGCGCAACTGGGATTTCCGCACCGCTACAGAAGAATATCTTGCTTCGTTGGCAGAAAAAACCGACTTTGAGAATACCAACGCAAGCTGGTGGCAGAAGATTAAGGAACTGTTCCTGCGTATGCTCCACAAGATAGGCTTTGAGGACTTCTCCGGCGTAACCTTGTCAGATAACGAACTGCGCTATATCCTTTGGCGAAGCTACGAGAACCTTGCCGAGCCGGGCAGATACCGCAGTATCTTGGTAGAAGCCGAGGATGTAGCGAAACAAGACGAGTTGAAACTGGGCAACTATGCCACGGACAATGACGGAACGGCAAGGAACGTTGCAGAGCAAGACGAACTTTACCGCGACGGTGACCCCGAAGTGCATCAGCGCATATTGGCCCGTGACCGATACGAGCAGCGTGTAAGACGCGGAATGTACCAAATGCAGGAAGCCTTGCAGGACAGTATGCTTGGACTACGTGAAGCAATGGAAGCTATACTCAAAGGCGAGGGCAAGAAAAAAGTGCGCATCGAGGACGTGGACGGTTTCGAGAACGCCTATTTGGGCGAAAACAGACTTTCGTCCGTAAACAAGGCGGAGGCTGACGCATTCGCGCATACCCTTTTCAAGCCTTTGCTTGACGAAGTTGGCAAACTTGCTCCTAACAAAGAAGCACGAGAAGAACTGACCGACTACATGATGGCCAAGCACGGACTGGAACGTAACCGAGTGATGCGTGAACGTGAAAAAGAAAAACTGATTGCCTCCTCCGAACTGGCCAAGTTGAAGCCGGAACAGCCGAGCATTGACGATGACGACTACGACCTGAAAATGGATGCTTTCGACAAGGCTATGGAAGATTGGAACAAACAGGTAGAAGAAGAACTCGGCGACAAGTTCGAGGCTATCGACAAGAGGGATTTTGCCGGACTGACCGCACTGACAGAGACAGACAATGTGGCAGACGCAGAAACGGAAGCCGAAGCAATGGTAGACGCATACGAAAGCGAACACGATACTGAAGCTCTGTGGAAACGGACAAACGACGTGAGCAATGCCATTCTTTCCAAGCTGTATGAAACCGGCATGATGTCAAAGGATACTTACGACAATGTGCGCTCGATGTACGAGTATTACATTCCGCTGCGTGGCTTTGACGAAAAGACCAGTGATGAGGCATACGCCTACCTGAACAGCAAGAACAGCGCATTCAACGCTCCGATAAAAACAGCCAAAGGACGTAATTCGAAAGCCGATGACCCGCTTGCCTACCTGCAAAGCATGGCAGAAAGCGCCATCACACAAGGAAACCGCAACAAGTTGGTAAAACAGAAATTCCTGAATTTCGTACTGAACCATCCGAGCGACCTTGCCAGCGTGAGTGACATTTGGCTGAAATATGACAAGGTAGCCGACGAATGGCAACCTGTATTCCCGGACAATATCAACGCTGATGATACCCCGGAAGAAGTGGAACGCAAGATGCAGGACTTCGAGTACAAGATGAAAGAGCTTGCCGAGCAAGACCCTGACCTGTACAAGCACGGCAAAGACACGGTGAACATACCCTACCGGGTAGTAGAGAAACGCGACCTGCGCCAGCACCAAATTGTCGTGAAACGTGGCGGAAGGGATTACGTCATCACGATAAACGGCAATCCGAGGGCAGCACAGGCACTCAACGGACAGACCAACCCCGACAACGATATGTCAGGCGCAGTTGGCGCGATACTGAAAGCCGGTGAAAGGATTAACCGTGAGTTGAGTGCGCTTTATACCACACGCAACCCCGACTTCGTGGTGTCGAACTTCATCCGAGATATGCTGTATTCAAACAGTATGATGTGGATAAAGGAGAGTCCGAATTATGCCCTGCGTTTCCATCGGAACTTTGCTAAGGTGAACCCTGTCAGGATGAAGATGCTGCTTGCGAAGTATCGCAAAAATGAACTCGACATGAGCAACGACACCGAACGAATGTTCCACCAGTTCATGATGAACGGAGGCGAAACAGGATACTCCAACATGCGTGACATCGAGAAGCATAAGAACGACATCCGCAGGGAAATACGCAAGGCCGGTGGCCAACTGCCCATCCGTAAAGCATGGGATTTGCTGGCTGAACGGCTTGACGAGGTGAACCGTGGCGTGGAAAACTGCGCACGTTTTGCCGCCTTCATGACCTCGCGCGAAATGGGCAGGACAATAGACCGGTCCATCTACGATGCAAAGGAGATAAGCGTGAACTTCAACAAGAAAGGGAGCGGTGCAAAATTCATGGGAGCCACCGGGCAGACCAAGTTAGGCAATGCCAGTGCGTTCATGTCAGGACTCGGAAGAAGCGGCTTTGTATTTTGGAACGCTGCCATACAAGGCACGACAAACTTCGGACGGCAAGCAAAGCGTCATCCTGCAAAAGCACTTACCAGTGTAGCCGCGATGTTCCTGCTCGGTGCAATCGTAGCTTCACTTGGTTATGGTGATGACGATGAGGACGACAAGAACAGCTACTGGAACTTGCCCGAATACGTAAGGAGAAGCAACCTGTTGTTCCGTGCAGGTGACCAATGGATAAGCATACCGTTGCCTGTGGAATACAGAGCCGTGTACGGACTTGGCGAGCTTATGACCAGCACGTTGAGCGAAAAGGAACACTTTACGGACGGAGAGCTTGCAGGCAAGATAGCCGGACAGGTAAGCCAGCTGTTACCGCTTGACTTCATGGAGGGAGGCGGAGGCTTCAAGGCATTCATTCCGAGTTCCATCAAGCCGTTTGCCGAGGCTTACGGCTACAAAAAGAGTTGGACAGGGCTTCCCTTGTATAAGGATACTCCTTATAACAAGGATATGCCCGAATGGACAAAAGCCTACAAAAGTGCGAACAAATACCTCGTGGACTTGTCGGAAACACTCAATGAAATGTCCGGCGGCGACCAATACACGAAAGGTGCGGTTGACTTTAACCCGGCACAGGTGGAATACGTGCTGAACGGCTATTTCGGCGGCATTGCTAATACGATAGACCGCATGACCAAAATGGGTGAAACCATTATCGGCCAACGTGAGTATGACCCAAACAGTTTCCTTGTGCTTAACCGCATCCTGAAGAACGGTGATGAACGAACGGAATACAAGGCCGTCAACAACGAGTATTTCAGGCTGAAGGATGAGCATGACAAGTTGAGAACACGGTTAAGGAATTACGAACGAGACACCGACAACGGTGTATTCGACTATGCGGAGAAGATAGATTTCCTCTATAACTCGCCCGAATATGCAAGGTACGAGATATTCGAGAACTACCGACCCGACATAGACGGCCTTTACGATATGCTCAAAGAAGCCAATACCTACGGCGACAAGGAAGCAGTGAAGGACATTGAAGCCCAACTCAACGAATTGAAAAAGATGATGATAAGCGATATGAACAAGACCCGTAAATAGTTAACGAAGGCATGACGCACGGAATGCTTACATTTGCATAAGACATTCCGTGCGTCATTAAAAACAGAACTGATATGCAACCCATCACAACAAAACAAAAGTATAAGCTGCTTCCGATGAGCCACATCACGCCAAAGCGCGATAATAAGGAGATTGATACCGTAGTATTCTCTCAAAAGCATTTCGGCGACCGCAGGGCATTTGACGTGCTTATGGAAGCGCAGCACTACTGGAACCAGATGGACGACTTCCGACATGACAGGGAGCGTAACAAGCGTTACACCTACGGTTTCCAGTGGGACGACATCATCTGCGTGGACGGGAAGAAGATGAGCGAGGAGGATTACATCAAGGCACAGGGCAACGTGCCTCTGAAAAACAACCTCATCCGTCGGCTCGTGAGAAACGTGCTTGGCGTGTACCGCAGCCAGCTGAAAGAACCGACCTGCACGGCACGCGACAGGGACGAGCAGAAACTGGGCGAAACCATGTCAACCATCCTGCAATGCAACATGCAGATTAACCGCATGAACGAGGTGAAGGCCCGCTCAATGGAAGAGTTCCTGATAAGCGGCTTCATCGTACACCGCAAGAGTTACGGATGGAGAAACGGCAACGAGGATTGCTGGACTGACTATGTGCAGCCCAACAATTTCTTTATCGACAACAATATGCGCGACTTCCGAGGCTGGGACGTTACTTGCCTCGGAGAAATACATGACGTGAGTTTCGGCCAGCTGTGCGAACAGTTCGCCCACACTCCGCAGGAATACCGTCGGCTGAAGGAGATATACAAGTGGGCGGCACGCAGGGAATACATTGCCAGCTATGCCGAGCGTTTCGGTTACAGCCGCTTGGAAAACTACGACTTCCTGCTGACCAGCGAGCCGGGACGGTGCAGGGTAATCGAAGTGTGGAGAAAGGAACAGAAACCCCGTTACCGTTGCCATGACTACCAAAACGGTGACATATTCAAGATAGAAGTGTCTGACTACGAGGAACAGGTGGCCAATGTAAACCGCGAGCGTATGCAGATGGCCAAGGAAGCCGGTATGCCGGAAGATGAAGTTCCCCTGATAAAAGCCACATGGTTTGTGGATGATTACTGGTACTTCTATTACCTCTCCCCTTTCGGCGACATCCTGAAAGAGGGCGAAACGCCATTTGAACACGGAAGCCACCCATACGTGTTCAAGGCATACCCGTTCATAGACGGCGAGATACACTCGTTCGTGGCTGACGTTATAGACCAGCAACGCTACACCAACCGCCTGATAACCCTTTATGACTGGATTATGCGTGCTTCGGCCAAAGGTGTGCTGCTCATGCCGGAGGACTGTTTGCCCGACGGTGTAAGTATGGAGGACATTGCCGAAAGCTGGGCAGAGTTCAACGGTATCATTGTCTATAAACCGTCACCGAGCAGACAGATACCGCAGCAAGTTGCCAACAACTCCACCAATATAGGCATTACAGAGTTGCTCAATCTGCAACTGAAATTCTTTGAGGACATCAGCGGCGTGAACGGTGCATTACAAGGCAAGCCCGGCTTTTCCGGTCAGAGCGCGGCCATGTATAACCAACAGGTGCAGAACTCAACCATGGCCTTATTAGACATGCTGGAATGTTTCAGCCAGTTCACGATAGACGGAGCGTATAAGGACGTGAAGAACATGCAGCAATTCTACGACACCAAGCGCGTGTTCAACATTGCCGGAAAGAGCGGCGCACAGATAGAGTACGACCCGAAGAAGATACGTGATGTAGAGTTTGACCTGTCCATGACCGAAAGCACCTCCACACCGGCCTACCGCCAACTTGCCAACGACTGGCTCATGCAACTGTGGCAGGCGCAGGCCATCAGCGTAGAACAGCTGCTGGAGTTCGGCGACTTCCCGTTTGCCGACGAGCTACTGCAAAGTATCAAGTCGCAAAAGGAACAGATAGAGCAAGGCGGAATGCCGGAGGCCATATCGCCACAACTCATGCAACAGGCACAACAAGGCGCAAACATGCAAGCAGTAAACATGCTGCATAACGCAATGGTGGCATAAATGGTTGTACTACCTTTGTATCAGTACAAAATCAAAAAATAAGTATAAAGTTATGGATAAAAAAACAATTTGCATTGACTTCGACGGCGTAATCCACGATTACAGCAAGGGCTTTCAAGGTGCTGATGAATTCGGGCAGATGATACCGAACGCAGATACCGGCACGTCCGTTTTGAAACAGAAAGGCTGGACAATCATCATCTTCACCACGAGGAAGAAAACGGACAAGTTGGAGAAATGGCTGAAAGACCACAACATTACTTACGACTACATCAATGAAAACCCCAACCAGCCCGAAAACACAAGCGGCAAACTGATAGCCGACGTGTACCTTGATGACAGAGGTATTTGTTTCAGAGGAGTTTGGGACCAGTGGCTCGTGAGGGAAATACTCGATTTCGAGCCGTGGGAAGAACGCAGGAAAAAGGAAATTGAACAATTAGCCAACTTCGGGAAAACGGAGGATAGCATTTGGGAGCGAGGCAATGAGAAGAGAATAAAAGCAGATACCTCAAGTTGGTAACATAAACAAACACAATCATTCCTTTTGGCCAAAAAGCACCCCTCACATGATTATGGGTATGCCATTCCCAAACGGATTATAAAAAGGCGGACAGCACAACAAATGATGCGTCCGCCTTTATTCATCTGATTTTCTTAGGACGTTTTATCTTCTTACCGCCGTTTCCAACTACCTGATAAGTTACGAGCGGGTCACCAGTCAGCGTCTGAACGCCGTCCAAGTTCTGTTTACTTTTGACTGCGTACTTCATGGTGTTTCTTCTTTTTATGGTTTCTGATGCACCCGGCATACCAGCTGTAATACTGCTGCCGTTTAAAGTTCTCCACTTCAGGTACAATGCCGCACGTTCCGTTACGATAGGGCGTGAAGTAGAAACACTCCTTTTCGAGGTCGCGCACGTGTGCCTCATAGGAGATATACCCTTTCTGTTTGAGCTTGCGGAAGTTGAACCTATCCATGATGATAAGTTTACCCTTGCTCCCCGAAAGAGGCATTACATAATAACGCTCACCAGTCTGACTGTGTGCGTCCTTGGCTTTCTTTACCGCCTCACGCAACCGGAGGCTTGCCTTCAATTTCTGAAATACGTTCATAACAAATCCGTTTTTAGTTTATATTGTCGCTGCTGAAACAGCATTTTTCTTCTTCACCAACATACGTTTCGTGCGTTTCACGAATTTGGGCAGTTCCATTTCGTAGAAACAGATATGCAGCCCTATGGCACGTGTCATAAGCAGGTCGTCGTGCTTGCCGATAATCGCGCCGTATGCGCCGTTAGGCTTCTTCTCGTAAGTAAGGTATTCGTCCAGACAACGCGCGTCTCGCTCCACATACAAATTTTCACGGATGACCTTTACCAGCGTGGATATGACCATCGGCTTTGTGGCCACATTGGTATGGAAGCCGTATTTGGTGGGCAGGCCTTGCAGAATGTCCTCTTCCGACTGTTTCCGTGCATAGAGGTTGGGATAGACACCCTTAATCTGATTAAGGATGAACTGCGACTGGTCCCCATCCACATCACGTTCCTTGTCGTGCGTTTCGAGTGTATTGCTTTCGATGACGAGCAGGGAGTTGTCGTAGAACGCCGCAATCTGCGCCGCTTTCCACGCCAGCAAGTCTATGTCGCAATGCCCGTACCACTGCGCCACGACAGCCGGTCTGCCCCCTTCAGCCATGAAAAGGCGGTCAAACACTACTATGACAGACCAGTCGGCCTTTGATGAACGTCCGCCCACATCGACAACCGTCAGATAGCGGTCGGTTACTTTCTCGTCCTCGTCTATCTCCGGCTTCTCCCATATCCACAACACACCCTGCCTGTCCTCAACGAAGCGCAGGTTCTTGAGCGCGTTCTTGCCCTCGTCAGCATCGGCATACACATCCCCCACGAAACGCGGCTCTTTGCAGTATTTCTTGAATGCCTCCACCTTGTACTTGTCGAATACCATTGTGCCGGAATGCACAAACGCCTCCACGTCGTCGGAGGGGTATTCGGAAGCCATGGAAGCGTGTTCATTATACTTGGCACGTTCCAGTATGTACCAGTGTATGGCTTCGAGCGTAGCCCCTTTCTCCCACAGCCACCAAAGATATTTTCCGCTTTCTTCGCGCGAAGAAGCCACATTATCGTTGTTTCGGTTGTCGTAAAGGCTTGCAGCAAAAGACAAGATGTCATCAACAGGCGTGGAATAAATCTCAATGTCAAACCAAGAAAGGAACATTGCCTCAAACTGTGACTTGCCTTTGCTAGCCATGTCATACTCACGTTGGAAGAAATTGCCCGTACCGTTGGCCGTACTCTCATAGACAATCATCGTGTAAGGGCGGTAAAGCACGCCTGAACAGGCGGAGCGCACGATGTCCTCCGGCTTCTTGCCCTCTGTAGCTTTCCACAAGCCCACCTCGGACAGATGCACAAGGTTGTAGTCACCGCCTCGGCAACTGTCGGGGCGTTCCGCCGTGCCTATTTTGATTTTACAGTTGCGTTGCGGCACTCGGTAAATGCTGCCTGACTTTCCTACACCCACCAGCTTAGGCTCGTTCGCGTCGTAAGCCTCGCCCAGCTTGTGCAGCATTTCAACCGGGTAAGCCTTGATCATACGGTCGAACATATCCTTGATTTCGTCCGAGCCAGCACCCTGATGCGCGATGATGAGCGAGTTAAGGCCAACCTTATGGACGAGCTGCAACCAAGCCATGTAAAGCTGTGATACGGTAGAGCCACCCCATTGGCGTGCCTTTAACAGCACTATGCGGATAGGCTTTCCGGCCTTTCGCAATCTTTCAAGCCTTTCAACAAACCGCCTTTGCGGACGTGACAGACGGAAAAGAATATCCTCACCACCGCCCTTACGCTTGATGTACACAAACACAGCCGCCCAAAAAGCAAAGTCGTAACGGCAACGGATGCGGACAAACTGCTCAATGACTTTCAGTCGGTCTTCCTCCGTGTACTCCACATTCAGGTTGTCCGTCAGGAAAGCACGTACAGAGCCACACTCCACAATCTGCCTGACGAGCGGCACACGCAGCATTTCCACCGGAAGCCACTGCACAGAAACAGGAAAATCGTCGATGACAACTTTCTTCCTTTCGCCTACCGAGTCTTCGCCGCTTACAGGGTCAAACTTGGCATAAATCTCCGCGTTACGCCGCCCGTTCTCTTTTATTATAGCCTGTATTGCTTCCTCCCTTGTCATGTCTTACGGTTTATGGGTTTGTTCAACAACGCGGCGATGAAACCGAAGAGATAACAATACAGGTGCAGCCATGCGTTGGTGTTCGGGAAGAAAAAGCCCACGGCAATATAGAACAGCATCCAACACTGGAAATACCGCTTGCGAGCCACCTCAAACGAGATTGTACCGAACAAGGCATAAACCACGCCCGAAAGTCCGACCGTAGGACTGTCGAGAGGAAGAAACTCACCGAGCGTGTCAACAGGCATGGTAACGGCCACCGTGTAGGCAAAAAGCATACGCAACAGCGATACCTTATAGATGAAAACCATTGACAGCAGACACCACGCATTGAGCAAGGCATGAAACAGATTTGCATGAAAAAACGGATACGCCAGTCGTGCAGACAAATGGCAATGCGAGTATATGCCGACCGAATGCCAGTCGGCAACCTGCAAGAATGACAAGACCGTCACGAGCAACGCAATCACAATAGCCGCAACCTTTTCAACTTTTCCTGTACCCATTTCTTACGCGCTTTACAGACCATAATCTTTGCGCTCCCCGGCGTGAGATAGAATTTGGGAGCGGGACCGGCCACCACAATGCTGCAACACGCCCGAACGGTAAGTTCAGGACGTGCCTTGCGCATGGCAAGCACGCGCCGTAGGATTTCCTCGAACATCTCACGCTTCAAAGGACGCATACCCTTGATGGTTACTCCACGGAGCATGGCGTATATAACCTTGGTAGCCCTTATGTCGCTTACCCAAAAGCGGCGTGCCTCCATGTTCACGATAGCGGAATAGACATCGGGCATACGGATGTAGTCGCATGATGATATGTATTCATCATACGCACGCATGAGGTCTTGCATCCGTTCCTCCGCGTACTCCATAACAGCTCCGTTGTGCTTCATAAAAAGTTTATTCTATGTTTCAAAGTTAACCATTGGTGCGTAAAAAGTTATACCGTTTGGATTTGTTTGTTCCGTTAAATTTGCAATGCGACAAAGAGCAAAACAATTAAAAATCAAGAATATGCCTGATAAATCAACAGTTAAGAGCAACCGGGAACGATACGCCGAGCGTATGAAGTCCAAATATCCCGACCGCGAATTTGCCGACGATGAAGCGTTATGGGGGCAAGTCAATGAAGATTACGACGGTTACGACAAGGAAATAGCCGGTTACAAAGAACGCGAGAAAGCGTTTTCCGGCCTGTTTACCAGCGACCCCCGTAGTGCCGCATTCCTTACCCAATGGCGGAAAGGCAAGAACCCTGCCGTGGCGTTGGTGGAAATGTTCGGAGATGACTTCGTGGAGGAATTGAAAGACCCGGCCAAGCAGGAAGAGCTTGCCGCAGCCAGCAAGGAATATGCCGACCGACTGGCCAAGGAGAAGGAGTTTGACGAGCAGTATCAGAAGAACATCACCAAAACCCTTGAGACGCTCGAACAGATGCAACAGAAAGACGGCTACAGCGATGACGACATAGACAAGGCAATGAGTTTTCTTGTCGGCATCATGAAAGACGGCATTGTAGGCAAGTTCACCCCCGAAAGCATAAAAATGGCATTAAGCGCAATCAACCATGATGACGATGTGGCCACGGCAGCACGAGAGGGTGAAGTGAGAGGACGCAACACACGCATTGAGGAGAAGCTGCGCCGTGGACAGCGCGGAGACGGAACGGCCAATCTCGACGGAAAGAACGGCGGACAGGGCAAAGCAAGGGATATGCCCGACTTAGGCGTACTCAACCGTTACGATGACGGCGGTCAGACGATATGGGAGCGAGGCGGCGAGAAACGGAGGCCGGCAAAATAATCCATAATTCACAATTCATAATTCACAATTAAAAACACAGAAAGATGAAGACGTTAAAGAAAAGTACAAGTTTTCTGTATCACATCATGCTGACGCTGTTGGCTGTTGTGATTGGCGCATCGAGCGGCGTGACGATGGCGGCAGCCTCGGACTTGCCCGATGCAGGTAAGGTGAACGCAGGCGCAGACGGAGATGGAGGAAGCGACCCCACTGGCGGTATTGCGACCGAGACACAGGGTAGGAATGATGGTGATCCAAATTTCTACATGGCGGATGTAGACAAGCGCATTGTCAAAATCCGCCCTATGGCAACGCCTATCGACCAAATCAGCCGATATGCGAAATCAAGCAGTTGCGACAGCTTCGAGGTGAAGTATTACAGCGTAGGTACGCGAGAAATCAAGTGTACGACTACCGAAGCCGTGACGACCATGTCGAGCGGTGCAAGCACCACATTGCCCGTGAGCGACACCAATATGTTCACATTGGACGACACTATCCGCGTGGTAGGTGTTAAAGGAGTTACCAACCCCGATACTGGACAGCCATACGAAGAAGGCGACAACGTGCCCGACCTCGTGCTGTGCGTATGCGGAAAAGACCCGTCGACCAACAAGCCTACCGTATATGCAGTAAACGGCGCGATGGACTCGTCAAGCAAGCAGCCGATATGGGTTCCGCAAATCCCGAAAAGCACCGTGCTTGTGCGCATGGGCAAGGCGTGCGGCGAGCTTGACGTGCAGACCGGCCGCTTCAACAACATCCCCATGCCCGAAACACAGTATTGTCAGAACTTCATGATACAGATTGAGCAGTCAACATTTGACAAGATTGCCAAGAAAGAAGTAAACTGGGGCTTCTCCGACATCGAGGAGGACGGCATTTACGATATGCGCCTTGCTATGGAAAACAGCTATCTGTTCGGCGTGAAGAACAAAATCAAACACGTAAGCAAGGACGGTATGCTGACATGGTTCACCGGCGGCTTGTGGTACATGGCCGGAAAAGATATAGAGGTAGGTGAATGGAATGCTGAAGAAAATTGCGCCGAGATAACGGACAAAAACCTCGTAGATATAACAAAAGACTTGTTTGTCGGCACTGGTATCGGCAACAAGCGTAAGGTTCTTTTCTGCGGTTCAGACATGCTGGCAGCCTTCTCTAAGATAAAGAGTGAGAAATTCCGTCTGAAAGACACGGTGGAAGTATGGAACCTGAAATTCAAGAGCTGGGACACCGACTTCGGCGAGGTGCTGACCATCCATCACGAACTGTTCGACATGAACGGCATGAGCGACTGCGGCTTTGCAATGGATCCGGAATATCTGTCGAAGAAAACCCATGTAAGCTGGGCACGCAACGTGCTTGACCTGCAAAAGGCCGGTATCCGCCGCACGGACGCCGTAGTCATTCAGGAGGTAAGCTGCCTGTACCTGCGCTATGCAAAGGCACACGCACGCATGAAACTCGCCCAAGCCCCCAAAGGAGTAGGCGCATAAAGACAACCAATGACACCAACCGTTCAGGGAGGACACAAAAATCCTCCCTGAACAAATTATTCAGAACGGAAATATGAAAAAGCATTATAAATCAAAGACCTCGATAAGCATCAACGTGGTGCTGAAGAGCAAGAAAAGTATGCACATTGCGTTCACCGCCCAGTCGGACGGGAGCAGCGTATATACGACCGACAACCCGGATGTACAGTACGCCCTTGAACACCACTACAAGTACGACAAGCTGTTCAAGTTGGTAAGTACCGAGAGCGAGGCTGACATCAAAGCCAAGAAGGAAGCCGAGGAAGCTGCCGCCAATGAAAAGAAAGACGAGATACGAAAGGTGAGCGTGAGCGACCTCGCCGCAGCAAAAGACTTCCTTGCCGACACTTTCGGTATTAGCCGCACGTCGTTGCGTTCGGAGAAAGCCATCATGGAAGCGGCCAAGGCGCACAACATTGAATTTGAGGGATTGGAAGAATGATAGTACAGGCAGAAGATATGGCAAAAGCCGTGCGCGTGGCGATAGACATGAACCACGACAGCACCCCGTTGCTGGCAGATGAGGATTTGGACACGGTAAGTCTCGATGACATCATCTACGCCAAATTGGTTGACGCCGTGCGCATGGTGGAAATGGAAGCTCCGCTTAACCTGTTGGAGCAAGGCCACCAGTTCGGTGAAGCCGTGACGTGGGGAGAGGACGGCAAAGGATGGATATTGCTGCCCGACGACTTCATGCGGCTTGTCGTATTCAAGATGAGCGACTGGCGGCACAGCATATCGGAAGCCATTACGCAAGACGACCCAATCTATACCCGGCAGTTCTCAAAGTGGAAAGGCATTTGCGGCAATCCCGAAAAGCCTGTTGTAGCCATCGTGAACAGAGCCGAGGGGCAGGTGCTTGAATTCTTTTCCTGCAAAGACGACACAGCCACCGTTGACCAAGCCGTGTATGTTCCTCTGCCGAAAATAGACATTGACGGAGGCATAGACGTGAGCGAGAAATGCTACCGTGCTGCCGTATATCGTGCCGCAGCACTGGCATTGGCAAGCATAGGCGACCAGCTGTCAACCACGATGGTAGAACTTAGTAAATCACTGTTAGATTAAGAGTTATGAGCAGTCTTAAAAACGAAGCCATACAAGGCAACCTTTCGACAAGCCGCGACATCACCGCCGGCGGACACCTGAATGTGCATGGGAACTCCGTGTTTGACCATAACGTAGTAATCAAAGGCTGGTTGGACGCAAAGAACATCAAAGGCCCGTGTAAAGGACTGTATGCCTCGTTGGACGCTCTAAAAGAAGCATATCCACGCCCCATGCCGGGTTGGTATGCACTTGTTGGAAACACATTGCCTGCCGACGTGTACCGTTCAGACGGCGGAGAATGGGTAGCTACAGGCGAGCAAGGCGGCGAAGTGAATTTGTATCTTGACCAACTGGAGGAAGATGTAGCCAATCTTGACGATGATGTAAAGGATATTCAAGAATTCATTGCAGACGGTGTACTGTTAGGCAGCAGCGTTACGTTCAATACAACCGCCAATACCGTGACGCTGACATTCAAGATGAAGAAACCTGACGGAACAGAAGCACCTTTCACAGTAAACGTGCCTATTGTAACCAGACAAACCGCAGGCATGATGACCGCCTCGGACAAACAAACCCTTATAAATCTTGATGCAACGGTGTGGCCTGTAACTGTTACGATGAGTGCGTCTCCTGACATTGTAGAGGTAGGCGTAAGCACAAAAGTAACCCTTACATGGGAGATTGAACGCAGGGGAGCGGAAGTGTCTGACGAGAGCGAGGTTACATTGAACGGTGAGGAAAAACATTCCACAATGGAAGAAATAACCATCAACGAAAACTCCCCCAAGACCCTAAGCTACACCCTGACAGCCGTGTATGACAATGTAACAGGCAGCGCGACAAAACAAATCCATGTGGTATATCCGACCTATTTCGGGAGCGTACAGGCAGACTGGACACCCACGGAGACTTCGGTAAAATCACTTACGAAGTTGTTGCAGACCTCACGTGCTTCAACCCAAACAGGTATCAGCACGAGCAACGGCAAGATAGCCTATTGTTATCCTGCGTCATTCGGAAAACTAACCAGCATAAAGGACGGAAACGGCTACGAAGTAATAGACAGCTACACACTTTGGACAGTCAATGTGGGTGGCGTGAACTATAACTGCTATTTATTGACAACCCCGGTAACCTCATCAGGAGTTACCCAAATATATAAATAAGGTATGGCAACAGGCGGAATACAACTTATAGACACCTTCAGGTATTCGGGAAAGAAATTCCTCGACTTGCGTCAGGAAATATCCGACCTGACTGACCTGAAGAACATAGACGAGACCAGCGTTCCTGATGGTTTCACCGCTTATGTGGCCACGGAGGATGCATACTACAAATACAATTCTTCATACGAGAAAGACGAGGCAACCGGACGCTGGCGCATTTTCGAGATTGGCAGAGAGATAGAAAACGAGGAATTCATCTATGCCATTGTCGATGAAGAAAATCACCTGTTGTTCGGAATACGCAGGGACGGCAGTGTCAAGATACCCAAAGGCATTCCTGACGAGATAGCCGAGCGCATGAAATCGTTTCAGATAGAAAAGTGCGAGGGATACGTGTTTGTGATTACCGACAAAAGCAACCGGTTGCTTTTCGGCATACGCGATGACGGCTCTGTCAACATCCCTAAAGGCGTGGTAGAAGTAATGACATGGGAAGAATACCAACAGTCGCCCAAATATGAAAACACCCTGTACGTGATACAAGGGAAAGACGGAATGCTTCATCATGCAATCCTCAACGGCCATGCGATAACCGTAGGGGAAGAATACGCATTTTGGGCTGACGCAAACATCCTTTACTATCACGGAGAATTGAAAGTGCTTCCCAAGATATGGATAGACTACGAGGGAATGACGTTGAACGTGGACTATCCTTCAGACTATGACGGGCCGCTTTTCGTCAACGAGGACGGGCTGTTATTTTTGGTTTAATCAAAATATAGACATACAATATGAGCAAAGTATTAGGAACAATAGGTTTCAGGAAGCGCGGTAAATGGCAACCTAACACGCCGTACCGAAAAGACGACATGACGGAACATGACCGTAGCAGCCTATATGCCTTGGTAGACCACGTATCTTCTGCCACCTTTGAAGAAGATGCGGACAAATGGGGGTATATAGCGGACGCGCGAGGAATTACCGCCTCCCTGCAAGAAGTAGGCACAGCCACCGAGAATGCCAATGCAGCCACAGAAGCATCGGAAGCCGCCACGGAAGCCGCCACGGAAGCCACAGAGGACGCACTTGAAGCTGCCTCGCAAGCCAACAAGGAAGCCGAAACCGCAAGAAAAGTGACCGAGATATTCAACGGCTGCTTCAAAATCATTGAGAATGCCGAATTCGTTTACGGCATCACGGATGCAGACGGCTTACTTCTGTTCGGCATACGCCATGACGGTTCTGTGTACCAGCCCAAAGGTATGCCGGAGGAAGTGCGCAAAATATTGGAGAAAGAAGTATCCGACCGCACAGGCATGATAGACATCCGGCAATCCGGCAACTACATTGCAGCCATTGTGGACAAGGACAATCACGTGATTGCCGGGATAGACCTTGCCGGAAACTTTCACTTCTCCAAAAACATCGCAATGAACGGAGCCAAACAGGAGGTGATAGAGACCGGTGCGGAAAGCCTTTACCACATAGTGGACAAGAACGGCATATCGCTGTTTGACATCGACAGCAAAGGCCACGTCATTGTGCAGAAAGGCATAACGATTGACGGATATAAGAGCAAACTTGACATTGTGGACTCCGAACGCTTCCTGTTCGGACTGACAGACAGCCAAGGAAACTTGCTGGCCGGTATAGACAAGGACGGCGCAATCGTAGCCAACAAGATTACAGGTATGGGTACGTGCGAAGTAACCGAAAGCGAGGAATTTACCCTTATGTTTGTGGACAAAGACGAACATCTGCTTTTCGGTGTGCTTAAAGATGGCTCATTCTACTCTCCCAAGTTCAAACTGCCATTCAGTGATTATACCGAGGACATGGAATTTATCTATGTCATATTGGATGCAGAGGGAAAAGTATGTTGGGGTATCCGAAGTGACGGCACCGTGTACCAACCCAAAGGGACACCCGAAGCGACCAAGCGCGACCTAAAGAACATATACGCCACGCTGGAAAACCTTACTACCAAAGTATCGGGTATTCAACAAACCAAAGAAAACAATATAGCCACAGAAAAAGTTATGTATGACGGAAATCAGGGCAGAGCATATTTAGGGAATGTGGCTCTGCAAGAGCCGGGAAAGACCGACTATTGCATCATCATGATGTACGGCCAGTCGCTATCCAACGGCTCGGAAAACCCGGCAGGCTTTTACGACCAGCCGACAGACAACTGCTTTATGCTCGGCAGTAATGTATGGAACACCAGCGGCACAGCCCTGCAAGCATTGAGCTGCGGAGGAACGAAACGAGACGACGGTGTATGCACGGGAACACGCCAAGACACCATTGTGTCCACGGTCAACGCCTTTGTAAACATGTACAAGAAAGAACGCCCATGGGACAAGAACACGAAGTTCATTGCCTGCTCACTCGGTGTAGGAGGCAGGACAGTAGCGCAACTTTCAGGCGCGGCACGCTACCCATACTGCAACGAGCATAACCTTGACACACGTGTCAAGCCATTCTTCCAAGCCGTGAAAGCCATTGCCGACAACGAGGGAAAGACCATCAGCCTCAGCGCAGTTTTCTGGAAACAAGGTGAGGCTGACTACGGCACAGGACATATCGGAAAGACCTATGAGGAATGGAAGCAGGTTGCCACGGAGCAAGCGCAATCATCGCCTACGTCAATGGCCATGGGCGGGAGCTATGACGCATACTATAAAGGATTGACTTATCTGAAAGAGGACATTTTCGCATTGGCAAAGGAGATATTCGGCGACGACCAGCAATGCCGCCCCGTGTTCATGCCCTATTCAGTGTGCGGCACTTACATAAGCAACGCCTACATGACCATCAACCAAGCCACTGCGCAGATGGCGGAAGACCAAGACGACGTTGTGCAGGTTGGACCGACCTACGTGACACCCGACTACAACGGCGGACACTTGGCCATGAACGGCTACCGTTGGTTTGGCGAGTATTGCGCCAAGGCACTTTACAACGTTTACCTGAAAGGCATAGACTGGCACCCATTGCAGCCATACAACTACGAGGTACAGGGTAACAAGATATACATCTACATGAACACGCCAGTTCCACCGTTGCGTTTCGACAAATACACGATAGACAATGTGTATAAAACCAACGGTTTTACGGTACGCATGGGAACGGTAGAGCAACTTGACGCGGCAAAGACTATCACGTCAAATTCCTCACTCATACAAACCATAACGGACATTGCCATTGTAGAGAATTGCGTTATCCTCACTTGCGGTGAGATTGAGGAATTCACAGGCGCAGTAGAAGTAACCTATGCCGGGCAAGGGCAAAGCGGCTACAGCGGACACAACCAAGGCGCAGGAAATTTGCGTGACAGCGACACGTGGCAAGCCCTGAACGACTACCGCAACGACGCTGGCGACCACGGAAGCCGCACCACGTTCACGAACTGGAGCGCGGCGGTGGCCACGGATGACGACAAGTCCACGCTGGAGGCATGGAGCGCAGAAAAGACCTACTCATACGGTGATAAATGCCTGTACGAGCACTCCAACGGCACAACCTACCGCTTGACATCCAACAAGGACGACAATACCGGCACGCCATACAGCAGCGGCACGACATTGCGGACAAGTAACAGATGGAACGGTTCGACCAAAGCCACCGAGGAGGAACTTTCAGAGCTTGAATATCTGGACGAGAACTACCTTTCCTCAACAGGATATTCATACGGCGACAAGGTGCTGTTCGATGCAATAGAACAGGACGGCCCGATAGTCCTTACCTCCAATTACGGAGGGGCAAGCGGAGGACTGAACAAGACAAGACCGTTCAACCCCGTGAACTACCGTCCGGTGGATGTCAAGGGAGAGTCCATTGTCGGCAAGAAATATCCGATGCAAAACTGGTGTCTGAACTTCTACAAGAGAATAATTTTAGGTTAACAACAAAATTCAACAAAAATGAAAGCATTAAGAATTATGTGTCCGTCATCGGTTACGGACAAGAGTCTGCGCAAGCTGGAGCATTACTACGGCATAGAGTTTGAGCGCGGAGCGAGCAACGGAGGCGGTGAAAACGGCTACCATGCCATGATAGGCGACGAGGAACTGTTGAAGAACCTGACTTTCCACAACCTCATCCAAATAGGCTTGGTGAAGAATGGTGTCAAACAGGCGACATTCAACCAAACAAACTGGAACAAGACGAAAGAAGGCGCATCCGTATCATTAGCCGGTGACGACGGCAGTGACGTGATGCAGACATTCCCCACACTCTACGCCATCATAGGAGGTACGAACAGCATATATGAGAGATACATCATCTCTGACGAGCCTTTCAGTTATGACGGAGACGAGGCAGAGGAAATCCACCCATACGCAGAAACGCCAGACTTCGAGGTGATTGTGTCGAACGTAGCACGAAGCATATACAATCCGACCATTGCCGGAACACAAGGCACTACGCGATTGACCAACATCAGCGCAGAGGGAGATTACGTCAACGCCAACGGATACCCATCGGGAAGCAAGAGCCGTTACGGTTTTGAGTCTGCAGCCCGCGCTAAAAACGACAACACGCTGTTGAACGTACCGTATGCCAACGCATCAACCCTTGACCTTGAGCTTATCATGGCTCTGCTCTACATTGAGTGCAGGACGAAAAACCTGAACAGTGTATTCGGGCATGGCATATCAAGCAATGCATCTCCCAGCGAAAGCACGTGGGGAACTGTATCGGGATGCAGGGTAAAGAATGGCGATGCGTGGACTTACCTCCGATTTAACAGCAATGTGTATATAAGCGGAGAAGCAGTAAGTATGTGGAGTGCCATCAACGGCCAAGCCTCGCTGTTGAAGATATTTGAAGCGCAACGTGCCGTTTCGGACGGTGGAACGTTGGAGGGTGTTACCAACTCTGACGGGGAAGCTTTGCAGGGCTTGTCGGACGGCGTAATGACAGGTATCTATACCAAGACATTTACCGCCAAGCTCACTTGCGCACTCACGAGTGGAGGCGAAGTCACCGAAAGAGATGTAGAAGTTGTACTACGAGTTCCCGTATGGCGCGGACGCACCCGTCTGTGGGGTAACATTTGGCAACACCTCAGCGGCTACGATGTATTGAACTATCAGGATGGAGAGGGTGTCGTGCATAACGACCTATACCGTGCCAAGAGCATTGCCGACATGACCACCGACACGGACGAGACCGCAAAAGACAGTGCTAACGAATTTGCTTTCGTGACCAAGTATGAGAAAATTGGCGACCTCGGCAATACTTCGGGCTGGATGAGAGACTGCCTAAGTACCGTCAAAGGCCGCATTGTGTTGCCGGGCGTAAATACCGGAGCAGCCATCAACAACTACCAGTCGGCATACACTTCTTTGGATAGTGAAGCCACCGCAGGTAAATACCGCAGGAAAACCGCTGGTTTCTTTGGTGGCGCTGCGTACTACAGCGTTGACGTCCTGCGCTACTGCGGTGCTTACCGCGCCCCGTCGTTCTCGGTCACGTACTTCGGTTCCGGCTTCCGTGTGGAGCTGTCCGAATGACGAAAGACGAAACTCAAGACGAAAGACGAAAACCTACCTCTCCGCTTCGGCGGAGAGGTCTAAAACCGAAAACCGCAACTCCAAGACGCAGACCGAAAGCCGGGCGATTTTGAGAGTTGGGGTAATCTGAAACAAGAAAACAAGAGGAAAATCAAGAAATAAAACAAAAAACTATGAACGGAATTATCAGAGGCCTGATTTCAGAAACAGAGCCGAAAATTCAGAATTGGGGTGAAAAACGCCATGTGCCCATCAACATTCGTCAGGAAAAGACCATTGACGAAGAAGGCAAGGAAAAGACTATCTACGTCTATGACGTAGTGGAACGAGTGGAGCAGCCTGTCTGCATTGACAGCATTGTGGCAGCCGGTGTAAAGGCGACCTATTCGGAAGCCGATACCTCGTACATCATGACCCACTTTGCCAAAGAGGATGACAAGAAAGTAGCCGAATACAAGGCATTTGTTACCGAACTTACGGAAAATGCCACAAAATCGGGCTACGAATAAGCAAGTCATCCTTCGCCTGAAAACTCCGACAGGTTGTCGGCCTAACCGCTGGTTTCTTTGGTGGCAATGCGAACAACAGCAATGACGTCCTGCGCTACTGCAATGCGAACAACGCCCCGTCGAACTCGAACACGAACTTCGGTTCCAGCTTACGTGTGAAAGCAAAAAGATATAAGTGCAAAACCAACATAGGCCGAGACCACACCCGCATGGTGAAAAATGACAGACAAGCAGTCGGAGGTACCAAGCCTCCACTACGAGGATTGCCGACTATTAGTAGCGCATCAGTTGTAAGAGGCGTGAAGATTGTCGAAAAAGGCTCACACGGGCACTTAGAATGTTCAACAGAATTTTAAGTAGCTATCAATGAAAAGATTGAATAATGTTTGGAGTACATTCAGCGATGAAGAAACCCTGCTGACAGCTATCCGCACCGCAGCAAAGGGCAAGCGCAAATACCGAAAAGTGCGCAGGGTATTGAAGAAAGACAAAGATGCCGCACATGAACTAAGTGTGATGCTCAATGCCGGGAAATTCAAGCCCTCGCCTTATAAGGTAGACAAGATAAAGACGGAATACGGAAAAGAGAGGGAGATATTCAAGCTCCCTTTCTATCCTGACCGTTGCGTGCAGCACGGAATAAGTCAAGTGATGCGCAAGAAATGGGACAACAGCCTGACATCGGACACCTACGCCTGCTTGCCGGGAAGAGGAATAAACTGTAAGAAGTTACGGTATAACCTCAACCATAAGGTAAAACGAGCCATACGCAGTTTCGGGAACAAGCGTGTGTACATATTCAAGATGGACATCAAGAAATGCTATCCGAGCGTAGACAACGACATCATGGCACGCACATACAGGAGGCATTGCAAAGACAAGCGTATGCTGGAACTGATGGACAGCATAAACTACAACGGTAAAGGATTACCGATAGGAAACTTCTTGTCGCAGTTGGAAATAAACCTGTATTTGTCGCCATTAGACCGTTTAGCAAAAGAAGTGCTGAAAGTGAAATACTATTTCCGCTATATGGATGACATTGTACTGATGAGCGATGATAAGTCCGAACTACATCAATGGCAATGGAGGATACTTAATTTCCTTTGGTACGAGCTGCATTTGGAGAGCAACCACAAGCGGCAGATATTTCCGCTTGGAGAAAACCTTTCAGAACGAGGTCTTGACTTTGGCGGATACGTGTACAGGAAAAACAGCACGATGGTAAGGAAGCGCATCAAGAAAGCGTTTGCCAAACGGCGGCATAAACCTAAGAGCGTTCCGAGCTATATGGGCATATTGCAATGCTGCGACGCTAAAAACCTGATTGACAAAATAGTAAACCGAGACAATGACATGGATTTATCACAATTATTGCAAAACAAGATAGAGCGTCCGTTTGAGGGCGACAACATCAAGATAGAGCAACTTATCGACAAACCGATAGAGGTGTTAAACTTCGAGGTGCGCCCCAGCGAGAAGAAGCCGAACACCGACTATCTGAAGATGCAGATACGCTTTGAGGGAAGAAAACGGTTTGTGGGAGGCGGTTACCAGTTTCTGTGCGCAGTGCTGAAGCAGATAGACAAGTCGAACTTGCCGTTTGAAACGATAATCCGCAACAAGCGCGGTTACTATTTTGACGGAACTATAAACGAAGAATGAAGCCATGCTATTTGACAATGACAATGTAATGGAAACAGGCACGCGAGCTGTTGGCATAGCCGTATTCGGTAGTGAAATGATAAGCGTGATGATTGATGCACGCTGGATGTTGCTTGCCATCACCGTATGTGTGCTGGCCGACTTCCGCTACGGCTGGGGCGAGAGCAGCAAGCGATACAAGAAAGCCAAAGAGAAAGGCGACAAAATCGTCATGGCACAGTACAAATGGCGCACCTCGCGTGCCATGCGCAGGACTGTGAACAAGCTCATTGATTACTTCATGTGGGTAACGCTGGGTATGTTCTTCGGTTGGGCAATACTCAAACCGATAGGAGTGGACCACATCATGGGCGGCGTAGTAGCCACAGCCGTGGCGATAGCCTGTGAAGCGAAGTCGTTTTGCGGACACTTCTTCTACCTGCACGGCATAAAGATAGAAGAAAAATCGGTGAAAGGATTTTTGAGAGCCTTTGTAGTGGCCTTTGCCAAGCGCAAGAACGCAGACATCGGCGAAGCATTGGAAGAAGGATTTAACAACAATGATAAAACCAAAGGAAATGAGAAGCATTAAACGTATATTCGTGCATTGCACGGCAGGAAACCAACATCAGAAGATTGCCGACTTGCAGGCAGAGTTCAAACGAAAAGGCTGGAAAAATCCGGGCTATCACTATGTGATACAAGCAGACGGAACCATTACCCAGCTATTGGGTGAACAGTTTGTGAGCAACGGTGTAAAGGGGTATAACAGCACATCCGTAAACGTGGCCTACATGGGCGGCATAGCCTCTGACGGCAAGGCAGTGGACAACCGCACGCCGGAGCAGAAAGAAAGCCTGTTGAAGCTGTTGAAAGAGCTGAAAGGCCGCTACCCGAAAGCCGAGATTATGGGACACCGTGACATCAGCCCGGACACGAATGGAAACGGCATTGTTGATCCATGGGAAAGAATAAAGGAATGTCCATGCTTTGACGCGAAAGAAGAATACAAAGAGCTATGAAAGTAGTGTACAACAACCTTATTCCGTTCAAAGGGTATAAAGCAATCAACCTTTTCGGCATTATATTCGCCCGGAAAGGAGTAGAGCTGACTGACAAGGAACTAAACCATGAAGCCATCCATACGGCACAAATGAAAGAAATGCTCTACCTGTTTTTCTATGTGTGGTATGTGGTGGAATGGATTGTGCGATTGTTCGGGAGTGGGAATGCCTACCGTAACATCTCTTTCGAGCAGGAAGCATACGTCAACGACGACGATTTGCAGTACCTTTCCAGTAGAGAGCCTTATTGTTGGACTAAATATCTGAAGAAATGAAACAGATAATCCTCATATTGTTTTCCGGCTTTTTCCTCACAGGATGCAGGACGCAGCGTTACATGCCCGTTACTCAGCAGTTACGTGACAGCGTGCGCACCGAGGTAAGGACAGAAACGGTGTACGTGAAAGACACCGCCTACATCGAGATACCACGGCAGACGGCAGAAAGCATTGTGCCCGATACCCTCAAAAGCAGCTTGGAAAACGACTTTGCCACGTCTGACGCATGGGTAACTCCTGACGGTATGCTACATCACACGCTGGAAACCAAGCCGCAGGAAATGCCGTTTGAGTATGACAAACAAGTAGAGAGGAAAGACAGCACCACACACAAGACCGGCACGAACACCATTGTAGAAACCAAATATGTAGAGAAAGAACTGACGTGGTGGCAGCAGGCTGAAATATACGGCTTCCGCGTGTTGGCCGCACTTCTTATTATCGGCTTGGCATGGAAATACCGAAAAGCAATCGTGGCGTTCATCCGCAAACTTATATAGGAGGAAACGATATGGAACATACATTGAACGTAAACAAAGAAAACGTGTATAATGAAGTGGCCAAGACCACTTCATACACGGGTGCAAAGATGGATGACGAGGCGGCCTACGACCGCATCTTCACCACCGAGGAGGACAAGACCATGCTGGAACGGTTTTGGAACGAGAGCAAGAACTCCATCTGCAACAGCATGAAGAAATTTCTTTCGGACGAGCAGGAAGAGGACGGCAATTACACACTGACGCTGGAACTGTCGGCCTCGTTCGACGAGAGCCTGTTGGAGAGTATGGAGCGCAGCCTGTTCAGCTTCTTCGTGATGAACATCACGGCCAAATGGTACACGCTGTCCAACAAACAAGAGGCGACGGACTATGCGGCAGGAGCGGCTGCGAACGTGGAAGACATCATGCGTAAGGCATTCTTCAAGAAGAAACCGAAACGCCCGACATACAATTGAGTTAAGAGTTAAGAATGAATAATTAAGAACTAAAAAAGATACGACTATGGCTGAAAACAAAAAGACACTCACCGTTACGCAGGAAGTGAAAGAACTGATGTTTGACATCATGAACAAAGCCTACCTGACCGGACAGGCACGAGAATTTGAGGGTACAAAGAACTACGAGGCCAGCTCGAATATGCAAGCCTCGGAAGACTTGGAGAGCAGCTACCAGTTGCGTCGCAGCCTTGCCAACGCCTTTTCAAGCCTGAAAAGCCTGCTTGGGGAATACTTGGACGAGAATAAAAGCACATCGGACAACATCATTCCTAAAGAGATTGACGATGACGGCCAGCTGGTACTGGCATTCAAGCTGCCCTCGAACTACAACAACGCCTCGGCGGACAGCTTGGGCAACGGCATACACGCCTACTTGGTAGACATGGCGTTGTATGAGTGGTTCACCATCACCAACAAAGCAGACGCACAGGACTACCTGACCCACTCCACGGCAAGCCTTGAAACGGTGAAACGCGCTTTGTACAAGAGAAGCCGCCCGACAAGACCCACATACAACTAAGTGAAGAATTAAGAGTGAAGATTTATGCTGTACTGCTGTGGAAAAGAGCCAAAACATAAGGACGCGACCTTGACCTTCAAGCGAGCCGAGCTTATCTACGACGCGAGTAACTACTCATTCGTGGAGGCCGACATCCTGCCCGAAGGTGACGAGTGCCGACGGCACCAAGTGTTCGACATCGGGCAAGACGGCAATGTGGACCGAGTAACAAGGGTGCTGAACATGGCACACGCCGAATGCGTGGAAATGCTCTATCCCTACACTAAAGAAGAAATACCCGACGAACAGGAAGCGCTGGACGATGTGTTGACAGAGCCGGAGGTGTACGAAATCAAGCTGACGCTGCCTGAAGGATTTTCCCTGACGACGCTTCGTATGCTGGAGCACCTGATACACGAATACCTTGTGTGCAGGGTGCTGGCCGACTGGATGAGCATCACCAACCCGGAGGGCGAGGCGAATTGGAAAAAGAAATTTACCACCTTGCGTAACAAGATAAAGTCATCGCTGGTTTCGAGGACAGGCAAGGTAAGGCGGAAACTGAAACCGTTTTGAAAGCAAGAGCCGAGGTGCATCACGCATCCCGGCTCTTTTCCATCATACAATCTTAAACCTTAAAACTAACTAACAACCAATATCTTATCTTGGCTTATTGGTAAGGCGCGGCGTGAACTGAACCGTGCAGCCGTCGATGCACTCCGCCTTGTCGAGCTGGCAGATGAGCGCAAGGCGGAAGTATTTGTACGGCGAACCACGGAAGCCACGCAGATACTTGTCCGTGCTGCTCCAGACGATGTGCCAGTTGAACAGGTCGCGCGAACCGTAAAGGACTTGCGCCACGTGAGCGGCCTGAAAATATCCACGCTGGATGACGGTATCTATTGTTTTCAACGCATCAGGATAACCGAGCTTGAACGGACGAGTAACGACAAGAGCCGTTATTCCGTCCGCATCAGACAACGAAAAATTAGCCAACGCATTATCATTCAGCATTGCCAGTGCGTCAGGGTATGAATTGACGTTATCGGCAATGTTGCTGTGTATCATGCCCCACAACTTTGATTTCAATGAATAGACGTAGGCATAACTAACAGACGGATTGTAGACGATGATACGCTGGTTGGTATAGTCGTATATCATCTTGCAAGCCGTGAGGAAGTCGCGGAACGGCAGAAGCGATGAATTTTCGAGTGTGATTTGCTCGTCCTCACCGGCACGCTCGTTGAACAGGCTGACGAGTTTGTCTGCTTTCGGCAAATCGGATATGGCAAACAAATCGCGGCTGTTGATACTGTCGGACAGGCAGACCGCTTCCGAGCCGCTGATGAGCATTATGCCACGGTCTGTAGCGAAAAGCACTGCACTGTCAATCTGCGTTATGCTGTCAGGATTGATGCAGACATCGCGCGTGATAGGCTGCTTGGCGGAATATGTGCCGGTGTCGGACACCTCCAACGCCCAAACGCCATCGGTGGAGAAAGCATACAGAGGGAACTGGCCGAACTGTCCCTGCGAGAGAGCCTTTGCAGCCGAGCAAATGCCAAGAATGGTGCCGGTGCCAATGGTATTGATACCCAACACGGGAAAGTAGAACGGATTGTTGACCTCGGAAGTATAGATTTTGTTAGGCACATCAATCGTCCGTTCATCCAGCGTAGACACATTGAACGAAGAATACTTTTCGTTCTCGCTGACATTCAATCCCTCCCAACCGCCAAAATAGTATGCACCATTGAGCGTAGGATGAGGCTCAAGCAATACCTCGTAATAAGTCGAGAGGTAATTATTATTTATCTCAACCACGGCCTTATACGCATTGACATTTGGATAAAACAGCCATAAGAGAGGTGTGTCTATACCGAACTGACCCGGATTTGCCCGAACAACAATGTCCCTTCCGTCCTGCTTAATGAAATAGGAAACAATCACACTTACCTTATAATCCAAAATAGTAGGATTATCCGTGTCGGAGTATTTATGCACATTGCCATCAGTAAACTGGAAAAGGCAAGGAGATGCAAAGCCATTGAACAACAGCTTCTTCAAATTGGCTATATTGAAGCGAGAATTGTAATTGTAAGAATACTTGGGAATAAGCGTGTCGTGGCTGTCGTAATCGTCCGTCATCACTTCTCGCGTAACCAACGACTGCAAGTATTCCTTGTTGACCGGAATGATGGTGCGCGTAGTTTGCAGGTCCGCGACATTTATTGATTTCAAAAAATAGAACAGGTGATTATCGGTTATATCTCCCTTGATTGCATCGCCATCGCGTTGAGGCAACATCAAACGCCATGCCGGAGAAGTGAAATTTGTAGGGTCGAAAGTCATCGCATAAAGTTCCCCAAACTTGGATTTCTGATAGCGCAAAGGATAAGTCGTTGTATCCGCAGCCTGATTGGTATGCTTACAGATAACATAACAATCCGAATAGCTGGTAGCAAGGAAGCGTGTGCATTGTCCGTTTTGGTTGTATGTATAGATTGGTGCAGAAACAAATATGTCAACCGACTTGATTATGTCATTCCAATTCTCCAATTCGGCAATTACCGAAGCATTGGACACTGCATAGTCAAGCTGATGAAACATTCCGCACAGCCGCAGGGTAGCTTCATTGACCTGCGTAGAAGTATCCTTGCCATGCATGTGCGTAACAAAGCACTGTGGAGCGAGGTCTGACGAACAGACCATCAGCACCGGTGCGGAATGCATAGTCAGCGTTCCGTCATACAGCCGATAGGCATAGCGGACAAAAAACGGATACATGAACTTGCCCACATTCGTGGAGTTGTCGGCGATAAACTTGTTCACTTTGGCCAATACCTGATCCGTGATGCGCGTCTTGTTGTTGTCCGTAAAGTCTTTCCACACATCGCCATCGAAGAAGTCGATGTTGTCGAAATAGATAGTAAACTCGTCATCGCGTATCATCTCGCCCTGCAATCCAAAAGAAATAGGACATTCAGGCATGTGCGTTCCGAGATACAGATAACCCTCTGAAAATCCTTTCCAAAGCATATAATGTATGCCCCCATCGGTAAGCACCATGAGTGTATTGCCCACCGAATTGAAACCATATATGACCGTTGACGAGGGAAACGCATAAAGGTGTTGGAGAAACTGCGAGCTTTCCGTATTTCCATCGGTGAAGAACGTCTGGTTGTTTGACGTGTCAAGGACGATATAATACATGAACGTAGAAGTCTGATGTATGAACACCACCTTCCGGTTGTCGCCAATAGAGAACAATTCTTTAGGCGGAAGCACAGGCTTTAACGCCCCGTCCTCCGGCACCAGCCCGATAGCCGTTGCAAGTTCGCCGTCCGCAGACTCATAGTCAGACGGATTGGCGGTAAATCCGTTATATTTTATCTCTTGTATCATCGTTCAGTATGTGTCTGTAAATTATCGGTAATACCATGCCAATGGCGGGCAGTGATGTGGGTGAGCCTACACCGAGTTCCACCTTTCCGAGACGAGAGCCGCTTGCCCTGATGACATACCGGCACAGCTTTTGCGACCATGCCCTGAAGTGTCGGCTGTTGGGATGCGTTGGAAAACAAGTTGCCTCATGCCTCCCGACTGTAGGTGCATGGAACTTGACATACATGTAAAGTTCACCGTCGCCATCCAGCAAGTCTATCACATCCCCACGTTGCAGGGCAAGCACCTTAGACACGTGCGCCGAAATGTCAATGCGTCCGTCAGAGCGAAAGGTTATGTCCGTCTTGCGTGTGTTTCCGAGTATGCTCTGCATAGGCGAATGGTTTTACGTGTCGGTAAATCAAACTGGTAGTAGGTCTTGCCCTGCGGTGTCTGCCGAACAGAAACGGACAGTTTGACAGGACGGAGCGCAGGCAAGCCATATTCAAAGAAGATGCGCCCAACAGAGGGACACAGCGTTTCAAATCCGATGCAGCGGTACTTGCCGTTGTACTGAATTTGGCAAAGCTGGGTAGGCTCGCTGATTTCAGGACTTAGCATGAAACCAAACGTGCCGCCCTGCGGTATTCGGAACACGAACACCGATGCACCGTCCACTCCGCTGCTTTCGGCGCATTTCTTCATGTGGTAGAACAAATGCCTTGAAAGCGTTACGGAGTTGTCGGACGGGTCGGCTATTACGTAGTAGCGAAGCGAACGCCATTTGTTTATGAGTTTTGTAAATATCATACGCGAAAATAGCCGTTTATGCCATAACTGACGGTTTATGTTTTAACCCACATCGCGAGTAATCTTTCCGTGAACGGAAAGAGATTGTTTCAATGTATCGGAACGACATTGTTGTCATCAATATGTCCCGATGTCCGTCGGCTTCTTCTTTCGTGGAGAAAATGTATGAACAAATCTCCATTTTGTCCGTGCCTTTCGTACCTACGATGTTGGCATAATACTTCCGTCCGAAGAGAAAGGCGATGATTTCCTTTAATACTGTTGTCTGCATGGTTACTTTATTTTTAAGTTGTCGATTTCGATAAGCATATTCTTGGTATAATAATCGCAAGTGCAGTTTATCTTGCGCTTATTCTTGCCTATAATTGTTTCGCATTGATACTTGCACTCTTTGAAGTCCTTTACGTGGAAAGGGCAGTCGTCGGGAGGTGTAATGTCTGTATTCGGAATGCGGTCCAGCGAATAGAATGTTTCCTTGTCGTAGATGTTGGCCGCTTCGTGTTCAAGACGGCAACCTTTCGATGTGCGCCAACCGTCAAGAAACAAGACCGCATCACAACAAAGCAAGGCTTCTATGTCGTTGCCCATGTGTTCGGCGTATGTCGCGTCAGGGTCGGGCGACACGTCGAGCGGCGATACAGGCGTATGGCCTTTGGCTTGTATTACGCCAGAGGCGTAGATGCAACTGGCTTCGACTTTTTCAATGTCGTGGCCGGTGATTGGGAGGCTAATGTATATTTTCATTGTTGAGCCATTTTAAGAAATTGTTGTTGATGTTAAACCAGTATCTATTTCCTTCCTTTGTGTCATGCCACACGAACGCACAAGTAAACAAGTTGGCCGGCGAAGTCCTTTTTAGGTAAACATCCACGGACATTTTGTGCTGCACGCCACGGTTGTAGTTGGCCACAAACTTATCATACAGCCTCTGTCCTTTGAGCCATTGGGTGATTTGTTCGGTTGTTTTCATTCGAGTGTGCATTTGAAATGTGTACATTCAGTGAGGTCTTTCTTGCCGGTTGAAACGATGATTGTTTTACCAACAACGAAATCCACCTCCATGCGGTATATGTTATTATCCCTGATAAAACGGTCGGCCAGCTCACATACTTGCTGGCGGAACTCGTCAAAAGAGAACTGTTTGTTATTTTGTTCTTCCATAATCAAAATAGTTTGGGTTCGATTTTTGCTTTCAAAATATCTTCTACTCGCTTAATTTCATCGTCAACACGCTTTTCAAGAGCCTTGCTTTCGCGAAGAGCCGATTGGGTACGTGTGCGGAAATACTCTTTCTGCTTGTTGCGCAATGCGACAACGAATTTATAAAATGCTTCGTGGTCCATAGTCATTCTTCGTTATAGTCATCAAATCTGTTACCACCAGCCACAATGAGAATGCAGGCAATATCCACGGCAATAGCTAATGCCAATAAGTACATCATTGTGCGCCTCCTTTTCTTTTCGGGGTTATATCATCGAGATAAGCGTATTCCAAAATATCTGAAAGTGGAAATTCAATGCCTGACTGCGTTATAAATCCAATATATTCATGGAAATAACCGACAACATCAAATCTACCTATGCAGAAACCTCTTTTAATCCTTGCAATTACGTGGACATTTCTTTTCAATTCTTCACCATGAGGTGAAGTTTCACGCCACGCATTGTTAATGAGCCACTGTGCGCCATACTCAAAAGCATCGGCTATTGCGTTACGGTCGAACTCTCCATTTACGAATGACGGTCTTGCTATTCCTGCATAACTATTAGCAGCATTTTCAATCAGTTCTTTTTTCATTGTGTGCCTCCTTGTTCCAAGAGTTTATGATATTGGTTGTCGTTCAGGCTCTCTTGCATAAACAAGATTTTGACAAGCCGTTCTTTTTCCTCAGCCGTCAATTCCCTGCTATCGTCGGAATCAATGTCGCCATACAGATGATGTTTCCGGCAATAGGCAATCAGGATATTATGCTTCATGTCCTCCAAATCCTTATTGAAATTGGCTTTGTGCCATTCAAAAAGGCTCACGAGTTCCGCATATTGTATGGCTGTCATTTCTACCGCTATACGACTTCTTGATACTTGTTTATAAGACATCCGGCTTGCATTGGCAACCTTGTAATAACATTGCGAAAACAAATCGACTTGGGTCTTATTCCGGCCAACATCGAAGAAATAATACTTCACTTGGTTTTCATCCAATAGTTCATCGATGGATATACCGTACTCATTACATGGCTTTTCAAGCAATCTCCGGGCATTCTCGGCTTCTCCCTGCACCCCTCGTTCAGCGAGTGCCAACAGTTTTTTGAGCTTTGCTTTTATGCTTTCGTATCCTTTTTCCATTTTGTTGTCAGTTTTTCGATTATATGATTTAATTCGGCATTCTCTTCTTCGAGTTCTTTAATCTCTTTTCGGAGAGCCTTTACCGTGTCGTTATACTCCTTGCGCTCGAACTGCCGTTCGGTAAGTTCGTTACGGCAAGTGCAGTCCTGAATATCGCCGGACACGGCAACGGCCATGCAACCCGGTATCAATACTTTCAATCCGTCTTCGGTGTAGATGTAGTGGCACTTCATGGCAGTCAATAAAAGTATTCACGACAGAAGAAGCCCTTTCGCGGCTCAAAGTCCTCGAAACTACATTTGGCGAACAGTTCCTTGCGGTTGACCCAACGTGCCATATCCGTTTGCCACTGTGGTATGCGTTGGTGCGGATTGTCAATATCCCGGTATGGCTGGGCAAAGGGAAGAACCTTCTTATCCTTGCGCCAATGGGAAATGCGCCGGTAGCTCTCGGCGAAGTCCATCAGAATGCAGTACAGAAAGAACTCGCCTCGATAGCCGCAGGAACGGATAAGCTCAATGGCACGTTCACAATGGGCAATCTGTGCCGGGGTGTCGCAGCCGAAACGGATGCGTTTCATCCACGTGACCTTTGCCAGCATCCGGGCCACTTCAGGCGTTACCAAACGAGCGTCGAGAGCCTGATTGAAGTCCACATAATACTTCCGGCGGACAATCTTCTCAATCTGTGCCAGCCCGTAACCGCAGGCAAGGATGTTGTTGTCCATGAGAATCAAGTAATCCCGGCCGGCCACGGCTATATCGTCTACGTCCATGTAAGGGCGTATGCCTCCCTCTTTTTGAGGAACGATGCACCAGCGGCAATGGTTGGGACATCCGCGTGTGAGAAATCCGTATGCCATATTGTCCGCAACGCC